GATACCAATGTTATCAATCTTATTTACAAGATCATCTCTCATGTGAATCATGTTTTCAAAATCAGCAGCAGCTCTTCTATTCTGCATGATGGTGTTTTGAATATCATTTTTCTTAGAATACAGAATATCGATGTCTTTTCTTATCATTAATCTTTCATTTTTATGTGTTGAAAGATCATTGTTGATTTTGATTTGTTCTTGTACAAGTTTATCATACATATCCGGATCGTATGAACCCATCACTTCAACAACGCGTTCATATGTATCAAGTTGATTGTTTACCGTGACTATTTCTTCGTCGGGATGTTGATTTGTTATTGCGCTCATTTCACCATACAACACATTCATGCGTTTTTCAATATTCGATTCCTGTGTTGTTAATGTATTGAACTCATCCTGCTTCTGTTTCAATAAAGCACATAATGATTCGTATGAACCATAAGTTGACAGGATATATTCTTTTGTATTATTGAGGGATGTGATGATCTTGTTTGTATAACGATAATCATCGGTTGCCATCTTGTGTATCTTGTCATAGATATCAATACCCATGGCTTTGTTCAATAAGTTCTTTCTTTGTGTTGTGGACATATTTCCAAACGAAGTCAGATTAGTTCCATTTATAATAAATGAGAACACATACTTATTGATACCAAGAATTCGTTCGATAAGGGAGTTGAATGTCGTTACTCCACCACTGGGATTCAATTCTTCCCCGTTATGAACTATTGATGATGATACAGTATGACTTGTCTTTGATGGTTGATATGTATGAGTTATATTATATACCTCACCATCAACCTCATATACAATGTTCTTAATACCAACTTCTTTTGGAAGTATCAATGATAGATCAGAACGTTCATCACCATTCAAACTAATACTGCTGAATGGATGGAGTTGTTGTATAAGTACAGTCTTTCCACAACGGTTATGACCGTATATCTGGATGATAGGTTTGTCGATATTCTCAAATGAGAATTCAACTTCCTTGAGTCCCATAGCTGCATGAACTCCGATAAAATTTTCGAGTCTAATGTAAGTAATGCGCATAATTATTTTTCTCCTTTAAAGACATATATCTTTATAGTGTATCATGGGAATAATGTGTGTCCAAAAATTAATTAATTTAAAGACACATATAATTCTATAGATACGGTATCACGATGTGGTACAGTAATCATATTTTAAGAAAGGAATTGATCACAATGGAAAGCAAAACAACTACTTCATTCCAGGAGAGACGAGCAAACTTTATGGAGACATATAAGCATGATCCCATCCTCTCAAAGAAGATACCCGAGGTTGCTGCAGGTCTGATGAAAGCAGAGTTTGGAGTTAACATCATTGATCATTCACATATCCCGATCGTGTTTACTGTTGGTTGGACTGAGATCCTTAAAAGACTTGGTGCTGAACAGGCTGAAGAATGCAAGGTTGATGTATGTGGTGCACAGCTTGAATATTTCACCGAGAAGTCTGAGTCTGATAAGAGTACGAACATCGTTCCCCAGATGTATCATAACAGGACTCCTCTCTTCCAGGAACACGATCACCAAGCAACAATAGGTTGTTCATATAAGGATAATCTTCTTTCAATGTATAATGCGTGGAGAAGTGTATATGCTCTCGAAGCAATCACTGGTACTGAGAATAAGATCTTCGAAATAGTTCTTAATGATTTCGGTATCAATCTCATGGTTCCTGCCGCAATATATCCTATAATGGGTGCAACTTATACAGCGGGTATTCAGATTGCTCGTGAAACAAAACAGACGATCAATATGTATAATATCTTTGAGATCGATATTGTTGAGGGTGATAAGGTTCTTCTCACACCTCTTGCATTTGTTAAGCAGTGGCTTAAGGACGATTCAAAGAAACTCTAAGATACGATGAATATCTCGCTATGTTCGGTTTATAATAAATATAAACAAGGAAAGTCAGAAATCTGTTCGGACATAGCGAGTTTTCATACAATAATCCAGAAGGAGTGATAATAATGGGTAACCTCGTTATCGGTGTTGGTAATACTGGTACAAACATCGTTAAACTCGCTGCAATGTCTACACTTCTTGATGACACGAATTATTATGCAATTGATTCGGTCGCATCATCCATTGATATGGGTTCACTTGGTAAAATTAAATACATACCAATCATATCAGATGAGAAGACTGGTTCTGGTCGTGACAGAGAACGTGGACGTGCAATGTATGAATTCCACCAGAACAATGGTGAGTTCGAAGAAATGTATGAAGAAGCCGCAGAAGCAAAATCACCTGTAATCGTGATAACATCTGCCGCAGGTGGTACTGGCTCGGGTTCTGTAGTACCACTTTGTTCAAAGCTTATTGAAAAAGGTATATCGGTTATTCCGATAATCATCTGTCCAAATAAGAAAGATCCAGCAGCTTTCCATCTCAATACATCAGATCTTTTCATCGAACTTGATGAGATCGGTATAACAACTTATGCTGTATTTGAGAATAAGAAGGGTGACGCAAACTACGGACCTATCAATCAGGAAGTTGTTACAATGATTGAACTTCTCTTCGGTAAGAAGTTTGATAAGACAGACCTCGATTCTATTGATGATTCCGATCTTGACAAGCTCATAGAGATGCCAGGTAGAATAATGGCGGTTGAAGCAGAGGGTGCAACTGTTGATAGTCTCCGCAAGGAAATTACAAGAAAGCTCTTTGTTGGTTCACAGCCTATGTGGAAGTCTGAAGAGGTTGGTGAAGCAACACTCATGACTGCATTCTCGTTGAAGTCAATGTTTGCGGATGTTGATTTCAAATCAGTGTTCTCTGAGATAGACGCTCGTATCGATCCTGATCAGGTATTTGACAATTACAGAAATATTGTCAAGAATGATAATGATGGCATACTCACTGCATCTGTTATCATCACAGGATTACCTAGATCTGAAATAAAAGAGATACTCAATGACTACCAAGGAACAAAGGGTATCGGAGACGGAGTTAAACGTGCAAAGAGACCTTCGTTTATGAGTCATAAGAAAGCCACTATCGAAACGGTTACGGCCGAAGACGGAAAGGATCTAATCAACAGATTCAAGTGGAAGAAGTGAGTTGATAAAATTCCTGATTAAGATATATACATAATTTTGTAGATATCTTCAACCAAGGAGTATCAAATAAATCAAAGGAGGAAATTATAAATGATTCCAACAACCATCACCGACTCAGATATGATTTGTCTTCAGAGCGTCGAATCATTTCTGAGAGAGCGCAATACTCCGCTCAATCAGTCACCTCAGGAAAGAGTTATCGTGACACAGCAGGCTAGGGATTGGCTGTACTCTGAAATCGTTCGTAGATTTACCAGAGTTGCAGGCTATATTCTCCAGGCTGATCTTGAGACTGATGATATGGCAAAGGGTCTCAATCACTCTCTGTCTAAGCATCTCCTTGATCCTGTGTTCGTTGATATTCTCATGAGCTATCTCGCAAGAGAGAACCAGGCTGAGGCGAACAGCATCACTGGTGCATATCTTGCAAAGGTACTCAGCAAGTGGATTGAGCAGAATGTCAAGACTGCAACACCCTCTAAGGGTAAGAAGGATGCAGAGCCTACAACAGATCCTACAGAAGATCCGCTTGCACCTGTTCAGCATCTCAAGAATGCAGTATATGCTCTTCTCGGTAATATGTCAAAGATCATATCTGTGAAGAATGCAGATCTCAATGAGACTCAGTCTGTTGCAATAGCAGCTTGTCTTGCTATGAACAACAGCTCTACAATCCATGAGATTCTTGCAAGTGATTTCCCGATCACAGCAGATGTATTTGACGTGTATGCTGACCCTTCAAACATCATCAAGTCGATACTTCTTCTCAAGAAGGATGATCTTCCGGCTAAGCCTTCAGTGAATCAGACAGCATTCATCAACTCTCTCAAGAGATGGGTATATGATATGCTCAACAAGATTCCTACTCAGTCAATCTTCCAGTTCCTCGTATCAACATACGGCGGTATGACAAGTGTTGACGTATCCGACAAGTTCATCAATCCCAAGGATTGTGGAACACAGTATTCAAATCTGTTGACTGTTGCAAAGCAGTTGATCAATAAGTAATAGGGAGGAAATTAACATGGCACAGACTCAGCTTAACAGCAAGATCCACCCTTCTGTGGACGCTGTAATCAAGCCCATCGTATATGAGATGACACGTATTGATGTCGCTCAGAAGACAAACCCGATTCTCGGTTCTAACAATGAACCCGACTTCATCAAGGAAGCTAAGAAGAAGTGTGTTCATATCGTATTCGAGAACGGCGAGTATCGTCTCGCTGCTGAAAAGAACAGCGAAGGTAAGCTCGTATGCCGCGTATGTGGTAGAACAATCAACATGGCATTCGACGACAGTGCTGTCAAGAAGATCAGCGACTGCATTGATGTAATCAATCAGCTCCTCTTCTTCGGCATGCTCAATGGTCTCAGAGCTGAACCTATTCAGACTCTCATCTCTCTCAAGACAGTTCTTCCTGGTGCATCTCAGCTCCTCAAGGAACTCAATGACTATGTTAAGAGAGAGAACGCTTCAGCTGATGCGGCTAGCAACATCGGTACAGAGTATGCTATACCCAATCAGTTCAGAAGCATCACAGGTATGTGATAATCTATATTATGTGATTATGCATAAACACATATGGGTCGGCGGGGAAACCCGCCGACCTTATTCTTATATTTTGGAGGTTTTATCATGAGTGATAATAATGGAAAAACATATACAGGTCCCGTTCTCAGAATCTCAATTAGTCGTATTGATGATGAGAAGAAACAGAGAGCTATCCTTAATGCAATGAATGATGCATTTGTTGGTGATGACGATTATGTCAATTCCAACATCATCGTATCTGACGAGGATGACGGTTCAACAATAACGGTATGTCTTAATGACATTGAAGGACAAGAAAACATTTGGTCTCTCAGAGACGATATGATGGATGCAGTAGGTGCTATATGGGATGAATTCTATGAGGAACCCACAAGACCATCAATTCTTACTAAGGAGGACTAATATATGAAATTCATTGAAAACCCGTTAGTCAAAGGCATGCCAGATCTGATGAGCTATCTCTCAATCACACAGGCTGGATTTACAATGTATGATGAGACAATCTCGTTTCAGGACAAACAAATCGTCAATGCAAAAACAATGCACATGAGTGCGGAATTCTGCAATGTTGCGATTAAGTTAAATGATGCTGGTTATATGATGACTCCATCAATGTGTACAATTGGAGAACCTGATTCTCGTGATGGTTGTTATGTTTATTGCGTATCAAACGCAGAGAAACTCCCGAAGCTTCCTAAACCGGATCAGAGAATTGATGATGTTGTTTGTATCTATGGTTCTCTTGATCTGAGTAATCCGGTTGTCGAGTATTATTATGGTAATACTCTCATTGGTAAGGTTGAGATTCTTGTTGATGGAAACCAGGCTATACCACATCAGACTATGTGTGATGAAAAGATACTAACATCTGATGAAATGCATCAGGTGTATGACATCATCAATCAGGGTATACTTGATGCCATAGCACAGGTTAACATAAATCAGATGAGAGGATATAAGGCCGGTAGAGATGCAGCACAGAGCATGTTCGAATAAGGAGGTAATACCATGATCGCGATAATTCAGATTCCTGTCAGATTTAACACAAACATCAATTGGCAGGCTGTAGACTATGGGGCAGATGATCCGAACAATGATATTCTGTTTGATACAACGACATTTGAGTTGACTCATCGTAATGAAGGTGGAGGTATATTCACTGTATTCATCAGACCAGTCGACCCTGATAATAAGAGTGATAAGAGAATCAGACCTATGCGTTTTACAACGAACTATGATACTCTTGAACAGATATATGCTGATCCTGCTTCATTTGTCACTCAGACTGTATGGAAGTTTGATGATGACATCAGCAGATTCTATACTGATAAACTCTATTCAGGGGATAATAAGAAACCTCTCGAAATGTGCTCACTCAATGACAACGGTGATATCGGAAGCTTATTCATGAATGATAAAAATGAAAAGCTTGCAGGTCTCACTATGACAACATATAAGAATGATGAACGCGGTTATCATGACACTGTCGTTTATTCAGATATACCCGACTTCGAGTTCACTCCAGAAGTACTCGAAGCAATTGATCAAGCTCTTGAAGGTCAGGAATATCAGGTAATAACTGACGCAAAGAAAGCTAAGAAGTATCTGAAGAAACTTGACAAGAAGTATGATACAGATATGAGCATCACAGAATTCTAATATTGGTGGGGCATTACGCCCCACCTTTATTTTTTATTAGAATACAATACCGCCATAGCTTGAACATATTGACATTGTTGTTTGTGCTATGAAATGATTAGAATCGAGATTCGATAATACATGAACAACATTCATTGGTCTATACGCTCTATTGATGCTCATACCACGTATGGGTGAATCAAACAGAATATTGAATATTGAATGTGTGTCGATTCGTCCTATATCAAATCCAACACACGATATGTCAGCACGCGTAATTCGTTCTGTTATGCGTGCTGCATATATTGATGCCATGTATCTATTTTTTGATTTGTATAAAATGTCGGGTGTTGTTATCGAATCCCTTTGTTTGATATCTCTCAAATATTCAGTGGGATTTACGTCATCATATAATGCTATCATTGTTTCGGTATTAACATCCAATGACGACACATCAACAGATGTTACTTTATCAGAGTTAAGAATCCTTTCTATATCGGTTTCAGAAACTACGGAAACATTTTCCGCTTTGATATTCATGCCAAAATTCGAAGGTCTTAGACCAAACGAAGACCATTCTGATGCTTTGCTATTATTTCTTAAACCACCCATATCAGAATTGCTTTTATAACTTTCAACATATATTGGTATTATTGATGAATATGATGGGTTTGGTTTAGTATTTATAATTTTAATACCATCAAAATCACCATAAACACTTGCACCAAATTTATATAAACCATATCTCGATTCCAAGAATGAAATGGTTTCTGTTATAGAAAGATTTGGTATGAGTATTTGATCATATTTTTCTTGGTTCTCCAAAGGATCCAGAGAATAATTGACATAACCCTGTTCTCTGAAAAGACTTTCTATAACAGATGCTATCGACATATTCTTGAATATTGACGGTGCTCTTCTTCTCATGAAATGCATCATTTCATCATCAAAGCAATATAATTCAATCGGGACCTTTATTGATTCATTTAGATCCTCTGATTTCTTCAGACCTTGGTCATATTGATCCATATTTGATGTGGGGATGTTCTTCTCTTCGATATATCCTTTTAATGAGAATTCTATATTTTTTGCACCACAAACAAGTGTTGGTGATTTATCATCCTCGTCGGCCATACGATATACATTACCATACAAACTAACATTGACTTTGAGTCTATCTGGTGCTTTGGTTATTTCTGTTATTAATGATATATCAGAATATAGTCTGAGTCTAACTATCGGGAACATTGCTCTATCATAATTATGGATTATTGATATTGACACTATATCCGATGTTGGTACATTGATTGTCTTGATACCTTTTGAATTAGTATCATCGGATTTAACACCAATATTTACCGACACTTTATATAGTACATTAAGTTTGTCCGTTGTTGCCAATTTTGATCCACCTCCTGGAGACAGCTTTATAATCGCAACCATAATATTATGGTTCTTTAAAATATATGAAAGGTTAGTGATTAAGCATGTTACAAATATTTCAAGAAGCAGATCTCCCAAAACTGTCACAAACATCTTTGTTTATGAAGTTTGATGAGACATCGGATATCTCAAATAAGATAAAGAATGAAATCAAGAAATCTGCTCAATATGTTGTTTCACCAGAATCTTTAAAAGAAATAATTGCTCTTATGAGACTCAATGGTGATGCAATTATTCGTAAAGCCGTCGAAGAATACATGGCGGGTAAGATCGTTGTCATATTCAATAAGACAACATCTGATATACCTCCTGCATTACCATTCATCGTTGTTGGTAAGAATAACCCAGTAGCATACATTTTTGCCGACAAATTTATGAATAATATATCATCGACAGCTGAGTATACAAGCCTGATGGCAGTAATGGAAGCGGCATATCTTGCCCGTCTTTTGTACACCAGACCTGAAGCATTCCTTATGAATGCACCGCTGATGTTAACTTTGTGTAACGTCTATACCTTGATGGCAGCGGCTCCATTAGAGCAAAAACTGTACATGAAGGGTGATAATCTCAATAAGGCAATGCTGTATATTATAACATATTTCTATCGAATGATTCGTGGTGGAGATATAACAGTAACATCGTTACCATATAAGAGAATCATGCTTGAGAAAATTGATGAGAACGTTGTTAACTCAATCATTGATGATGTATTGGCTAACAACGACAATTCTTTCATGGGACTTCTTAAGCTCATTCAGAAGATAAACCCAATACGTTACAAGGATCTCGATTCAATGTACATGTCATATTTCACATCGACATGTGGTATACCGATTATATTCGCACTTGAGAATATATCGTATATTTTCCTCCTTGTAACATCTGCTGAATATAAGACACAAATAACTGGATATGGTTTGAACAAAACTGTTTCAATGCCATGTAAGAAGGCTATATCATTATTGACAAGCTTAGTAAATTCATAAACGAAAGGAGGCGTCAATAATGCCTGAATCTAAAGACAATCCTTTTGTTGTTGGTAGAACTGAAAAGATTCTTTCACGTCTTACCGAAGATGAGATATATGGTGAACCCAATACTGGTTATGCTAACGAGAATGCATACACTGAAAAAATCGACGGTAACTCAACGGTTGAATATCCTCACGGTAAAGTACCTTCATTGATTGGTAATGGTGAGATACCGATAGAACCGGAAGATCACACACTTAAACCTGTTGATGTTATAGCAAATAAAAGACTTCTCTTAAAAGATCGAGAACATTATGTACCAGATGTATCATTACATTCAACACGTGATGTTGCCCAGAATATACAGGGTGAAACAACAGCGTTTTCGTTAAATCCAAATGAAGTAGCACCTGTAACAGCACCCTCAAAACCAGGTAAGGAAACACGTGTGTTCTCTGGTGCAACTACACAGATGAATCCTACGAATGATAAGGATAAAGCAGAAATGCTTGATAATGGTGGTCTAGATGGTTATGCTAGAAAGCATAAGGTAGAACTCTTCGGTTCATATAACAATCCACCCATATCACCAGTACATCCATTCACTCGAATGAATTCTGATACTAATAGAATTGCGGCAGATCAGGCTGTGTTCAATACATATAATAGAACAAAGCTTCCTATTGCTGATGTTGAATGGCGTAAGGGTTTCCGTCATATATTCATTACTAGACCCGAGTGTTATCTAACATATCGCGACTCTGGAAAGGTTGATCTGTGTGATCAAGCTGGTTATGATACGGACTTCCAATCTGCTTGGATGAGAATGCCTCACATAATTCGTTTGTTGTCACCATGGTATGTATCTGGTTCTTTCCCTCAAGTAAATACTCCACATGGTATGAACTGGAATTATCTTCTCTCTAATCGAGTAACAGGTTTATCAGCCGGAGCAACAACAATGTCTGTGAATGACAACGTTGGTAAGAGTATTGAAGGTTACACGGTTATACCGGCAATGCATTTGGAAACCAGACAAGGTTCATCGATAGAATTGTCATTTACAGATACAAAGAATCTTGAAGTATATGAAACGGCAAGACTATGGATGTTATATATGTATAAACGTAAGAAGGGTATATTCATTCCTCCTTATAATGGATATCAGAAGACCAATGCTTTTTTGACGAAGATTGGTAACGATGGTAAATTTAACAAAAAACAATTATCAGGAACTGATTATACACAAAACCATCCATATGATAGAGCTCTTGAATATTGTGCTTCATTATATGACATCGTTACAAACGAATCTGGTACTAAGATTCTTTACTGGTGTAAATACTACGGAATATATCCAACATCAGTGTCACCATCATTGAGTAACGAGAACAATGGTCCAATAACCAGCATGAAAACAAACATCACATTCAAGTATCATTATAAACTCGAGAATTCAAATCAGTCATTGGTTGAATTCAATCATGATGCTGGCATAGTAGATGATATTGGACGCATGAGTGTTAATATAAACAAACTGGTTGAACTGAAAAAATCGGATGGATCAAAATACAACGATATTGTTGGTTCCGAATCATATGGTATAAATGATGCAACTGATCTTGTGACTGTATCTCATCCTTTCTTACTCAGAAATCATGGTACGGATTATGATGCAATGAATCATTATTTACCCAAATATATTGGTGCTGCTGGAATGTTTACTGGTTCCCCATATATCGTTATAAGAAGATCTCAAATGGATCCGTTAGATCCGGAGACGGTTATAAGCACTCCCCAACTCATGTTCATGGCGACAGGTAGTGCTGATTATGATGGACAATTCAACGTTGGTATTGTCAATGATAAGATCGATATACCAGTTGCCAATAATATTGTTGGTTACAGGGGTACTCTGTTTGGTGAGACTATTGAACAAGGTTCAAACAAACTTGCTGAAAAAATCGAAACCGAAGAAAAAGTATAAGGAGAGGTGATAAGTAATGCCTTTGAATAACAATGGTGGAAAAGACTTGATCGCTCCCTTAATGAAAGAAGTAACTGGTGAAGACATCGTCGTTAAAAAGGATGACATTGTCAACACCATATCGGATATTCTACATGAATACAATCTTGACACGCGTCATAGTTTCATCGAAAAGATGGCAATGCTTAAGATGCCAGATGTTAAAGATGGAAAGATTGACATGTCGGATCTTCCTTCAGAATTAAGGGATGCTGCATTTCTTCCAGTAAATACAATTGCAGATATCGCTCTTCGACAAGACCTTGATCTTGTAATATCACAGATTCCTGAATGGTTCACTGCATTACAGATAACTCGTGATGCCATATGTGAATCAGATGTTGTTGATGGTACACTTGCTCGAGATATAAAATTCAAGAGAACAAACCTCGATGACAGTGAAGAGGAAAATGTAATATCCAAGGTTGAAGAAGTTGAAGATCGGTTGGAATTACATCAGATAATCAAAAACCATGTTGTGTTTAATACACTTGAATATGGTGAAGGTTATATATACTGCATACCATACGCAAAGGTCTTTTCTGACTTATATAAATACCGTATGAAAAACGGTAAGAATGGTAGCAACATCAATATGGATATGATGGACACATCATCCATATTAAACGGATATGGTTATGGTGAAGCTGCTGTTGAAACATCTCTGTGTGATAAGATCGTTAATGATGCAAATCCCAGAGGTGAGTATAAGAACGGTAAAAAGGGAAAGAAAGCTGGTATATTTACCGAAGCTGAAATCTTGGAAATCAATCCCCAATATAGAACTCGTATTCTTAATGAGGATGGTTCTGTGAATCATAAATTGGAAGACGAACGTGATGAACAACTCGATGAAGTATTTGAATACTATGCAAGAAACATCACATATGTTGAGAAAGACATCGCTCTTCCTGTAATAGAAGAATCTGCACATGATCTTCGTATGGTATACAAAACAAAATACCATGATCAAGAGGGATTCATTCAAGAAGCTGATAATGTATTTGAACGCGTAATGAATGATTCTTCAATGTACATGGAAGATGGTACTGATGAGAATATAGATGTTGACGGTATAGGTAGAGAGTTTAGAAATGTTAAGGGTGTATATCTTAAGATACTTCCTGCAACAAAACTCATTCCTATTCGTGTTGACAGAAACATCATTGGTTATTATTACATCTCCGATTATACACGTCCCGAAGAAGCGGGTCAGAGACGTAACAGTGGTCTTACTGGTTATACACTGAGATCTCCATCTGTTGGATTTGATACGTTCTCCCCAGACAGAATGTTCTGTGAGAAACTTGCTTCGAAGATCATAAACAACTTCGATCTCAAATTTATGCGTGATAATCTGGCTTTACACCAGCAGATAGTTTCTATCCTTGAAGCACATAAATTCAATGATGCAATGATGCGTTTCATATTCATTCCCGCAGAACATGTTGTTCAGTGTTCTATTAACAAGGATGGTATTGGTAAGGGTCACTCCATGCTTGAACCAGGTCTTGTTACTGCTAGAATGTACATGTTCCTTAAACTTTACTCGATTCTGTATCAGATAAATAACTCACAGGTTCGTGTTTACAACCTTCGTCTTAGTGGTCTTGATAAAGACTATCAGGCAATGGTTAAGGAAACCATGCGTAAGTTTGCAGCAAGACGTGTTACTGTAAATGACATTTTCAATTACAGATCATCAATGACGAAAGTTAGTGGCGGTTCTGAACTTGTAATGCCACTCGGTGCAGGTGATCAAGCACCTATCACATTCGATAGCATTCCTGCGGCTGAAGCGCCAATAAACAATGATCTGCTTGAACAGTTGAAGAACGAATCAATCAATGCAACACCAGTACCATCATTATGGGTGCAGACTGGTGGTGAATCACAGATCGAGTTTGCTAAGGAAACGGAACTTGCAAACACGAGATTCAATACAATGATATCCTCGTATAAGATCGATCTAAATAACGACATTACAAAGCTTTATCGTAAGATAATGCTGTGGGAGACTGATATAGATCCTGCTATTATACGTGATATGCGATTTGTTCTCAGAATGCCAGCGGCGAAAACATTGAATGTTACTGTCGAAATGATCAACAACTTCAATGCTCTTGCTGAAGTTGCTATACCAATATTCCTTAAACCAAATGAAGTCACTGATGAGAATGACAAACCAACAAACGTTGCAAGAGAACTTAAGAAACTCTTATTACATGAATACATTCCCCAAATCGATATTGATCACTTTGAAGAACTCGTTGATCAAGCGAGAAATGAAGCCAATAAGCTTAAGATGGCCGAAGTTGGCAAGGGTGAGAACATAATCGATTCTGGATTACAGGATGAGGAAGGAATGATGTAATGAATGAAACTTGAAAGAACAACAACGGGTCTCATAATACACAATCCTGACGATATAACCAAGAGAAAAATACTTCAATATTTTTCTCTGGTTAATCCTGTTCGAGAGTTTTTCATATATTCGGGTAATGATAGATCAAAGATTCCCGTGTTTGGTAAAGAACACGATGTTGTATACATTTCGTCTGGTTTCTTGACGATAAACGATCCATATATAAGATCATTACCAAGACCAGATGTTATACATCCACAAACACCAACACAGATATCATTAAAAATGAATAGACAACCTCGATCAAAACTCCAAGAGGATTGTATTGCGAAAATGATCGACCCACAGCATGCTGGTGGTAAGTTGACAATTGAACTAAAACCTGGTACTGGCAAAACGTTCATAGCAACATATGCAATATCAAAGTTACAACTCAAGCCATTGATAGTTGCACCAACAACACTGTTGAAGAATCAATGGTGTGAAGAATTCCAAGATGTAGGAATACCCAGAAGTGACATTGCAACGAACATCTATGACGCACCACGTAAGAAATTATGTGTTGTTACCATATCATCAATAGAGAATGCTCTACGTGATGATTGGGAAGGTTTGATGAATGTTGTTAATAAAGCTGCATTTGGAATTAAGGTTGTTGATGAAGCACATCTTCATTTAAAGGGTAATCTTAAATTCGATGCTATATGCAATATCAAACATAATTGGTATTTGTCTGCAACATTGGGTAGAAGTGACTATCAGGAGGATGCAATACTCAATAGAGCCTTATCTGATGCGGATAGATTCATTGGTAATCCCAAGTATGAGGAATATCAGAAGCAGTATGTAAATATATTCTTTCAGGATATGTATTACTATCCAACGAACAAGTTATGTGATGAACATTTCAGATTTGGTAGTAAGGGTTTGATAAAAGCCACATATTACAGAATGCTGATGGAATACAAGAATGGTGTTCCTTTCTTGAATAATCTGATATACATGATGAAAGTTGCCAAACGAACAACAACATACGATGGTAAAGTTCTTTTACTTGTACCACTGATATCAATCATTGAACGTGTCTTGGAATTAATGGATAAGGATCCTTTCTTTAAACAGTATACATTCGCTGGCGTTGATGGATCAATGCCGTTGGCTCAGAGACGTGCTGCAATGGAAAGTGACTTCATATTGTCGACATCATTGTCGATGGGTACCGGTGTTGATGTTAAGAATCTTGCATGTGTTGTAAACTTTGATCAATATTCATCCCCAATAATAACCGAACAAATATTTGGTCGTTTGAGAGACCGTGGTAAAGAGACATGGTATTTCGATATAACAGACCATGTTAAACAGGCAAGAATGTTTGCATCATGGGGTAGAAAGCGTCGTTCATTGATGCCGTACTATCCAGGTGCTCATAATGACATAAAACAATTGCCTGATATTCGTTCATGATATCTTCATCTTTTCATTCATTTTCTTCTTGTTTATGTGGGGCGTAATGCCCCACATAAACCAAATCTTTATATATATATTATTAATATGAATAAGAAATAGAAACGAAATCTTTACAACGTTTCAAATCGCATTCTTATTCGGAAGGAGTATATTATGGATAAAACAAATAATTACTTTGCAACATTAAAAATCGAAGACGGTAGAGATACTAATGATCCAACAGTCAATTTCTGTATGATGGCCTATCATTTATTATCAAGACCATTCAAAGAAATGGAAACCATATCTGATGAAGAGTTGTCAGAGCTGGTATGTCAGGTGGCTACCGAACATCACAATGGGACGAGTGGTCCTACAGGTGCATATCTTGATGACACAATATATTACAGATTCATATCTGAATATACGACACTCGTAGAAACACGTGGTGCGACAACCGCAAATGAAATATTAAAAGCACATATCCTACATCAATTAACGACACATTCAACATTTAAGTCGAAAAATGACATTGACAGCACATTACGTGGTACATTTAATCATGTAAATGCATTTCTCGGAACAGGTATAAGCAACAAAGAAGACCCGCCGGAGATATGGGATGTTCCTGATGATGTGAGGGAATTTGTAAAATCGACACAACCAACTGATCATCTAATATTAGATGCTGCGACACTAAATAAACTTGGCAGTTATTGGATTACCGAAAGTAATTATACGAATGAGTACAAGGATTTTATGGTACCCGCAGATCTACTATGGGCAAACACGGTACCGGTTAAAGATATGGTAATCGAGTATAACACCGACAAGAAACAAAAAATAATTGACACTCCGTTAGGAGTAATAGTAGATACAAAAAGTGTTCGAATAATACAGTTCAGACAACCGGATATAAATGACGAAACAACCTATACGTGTATGCTCGGAATTGTTACGATGTTTGATGGTGCCGAACATATTATTCCATTTGGAATACCAAATTCTGAATCAGAATATTGTAGAGAATGTATAGCCGTGTCAAGAAAGATCGGTATACTGAAATATGGTACATACACAACAAAGAAAGTATTTGCCAATGAAAAATACAGAACAAGTAATCTAGAGGCTATGATGAATATAATATCCGAATATATCCCGGTATGGTATGGCATTCAAGTCGGTTTACTGAATCCTGCAATAAAGCTTGTATTTGATAAACACACCGATCCGAAGTATGCCGTTGTCGAAACAAAGAAGGATCGGAAAGGAAAGAAGAAAACAAAGATTCGTTATGTGAGACGTGTAACAATAACAGAAGAGATGTTCAATGAATGTCTCGAACGTTCCTACATACGTAAGAAACTTTGTTGGTACGTCACTGGTCACTGGCGTAATCAAGCCGTCAAAGACGGACATAAGAGAATATTCATACAGGGCTATTGGAAAGGTGTAGCCCGTGATTCAAAGAATGCAGACACAAGAGAACGTGAAGTAGTTGTTCCGGCTATTCAAACACCAACTCAAGATGATAGCTGGATCGATTCTCTAAATAAGAAGTATCATATATAAGGAGGGATAGCATGGCAAAATTATTCATATCCACGGATTGGCATTTAATACGAAAAGACAAAGACACTAGCCTGTTATACGTTCGGCCGGATGTGGAGGAGATTCTCGATTCTCAGATAAATAATGTTGGACCGGAGGATACATTTATGTTCTTAGGGGATCTGTTTGATGATGATTTCGATCCCAAAGATCATAGAAGAATTCTCGGAAACTATTTATCTGACAAGCTTCACAACCTTTCTGGAAAAAGGAAGATATTCATACGCGGAAACAACGACATCGGTAGTGACACATTCTATCGTGATCTCGGATTTAACGAGATACACTTTTCTGTTACAGCACCGATAGTATTCGGTAATAAATTAAAAATCACGGTATTCTCACATACATCATTAGAAACACCAAAAGGCGTTGTAAATATTCATGGCCATATACATAGAGACAATACCAGCTGTGATGATATCGCATATTATCACGATCCTAGAAACTGTGTCAATATATGTGACCGCGAAAGAATGACATTCAACATATCAGACATCGGGGATATCGACTTCGAATGCAATAGAAATAATTCTGTATATTATAAAGGACATGAAAAACCATTCGCGAAATATATACAGAATATGGCATACGAAGAGTTTCTCAAAGATTATTCCGAAAAGATAAAGGTTATTTAATATATTATAACGGGGCACAATGCCCCGTTATTTTTTCTATGCCACAAGCTATTTTGTTTAATACCCTTGAATGTCACGGAAGAATGCCAGATCCGATGCGGTTGAATGAACAACCTCTTGTTCTCTTAACGAACCTCCATATGGTGTATATTGATTTGGCTTATAACCATATTCATCATATCCACCATCAAGCTTAACCAACTCATTCGTGATGTTTGATGTAAGATCCTTATACATCTGACTTTCAAAATCATTGGGATTATATTCAATGGAATTATCAACTACATCTTCTTGAACTTTTTTCTCATATTCTTCCATTACTTCTGTCGCTTTTGAATAAGTACACAAATGTTTATGTACTCCAAATCTATCAAGATCATAACCGTACTTAAGAACATACAACGTATGTAGGTATGCCATGACCATATCATCGTGACAACCAGTATCTGCAGCAATCTTACCATTTTTATGTTCAACGAGATTGCATATATCCGTAACTAAGAACTTAGAATTTATGAGATGTCTGTAGTCCTTCAGCATATCACGAAGGATATTAAACATCATCTTTCTGGTCTTTTCAGACACATACGTACCATAGTGCCTCTTTGCGATGGCTTTCTGTTTCAAAGATATATTTACTTGATTTGGTTCGATAACATTCTTTGTTAATTCAGCAGCACGAGGATCATGATAGAATCTGTTTTCAAGTGATGATTCTTGAACGAAGTCAATTATGTCAACACCTGTCATATTAGATTCTATACAGAATAATGCACGCGGTAACATCTTAGCCAGTACGGTTACTGTACGCATCAGATCAAGACCACCCATCCAAGGTGATTCAAGTTCACCAACTACTTGAAGTGTGTATGGATGAACAATACATATTGCGGTATTATCTCCATCCTTACCAGTAGCGCAATCGATACCAATCAGATACGGGGTATTCATATCAAAGTATGGTGTTTCTGAATTCAGATCAGGTACTTGAATAGGATGTCTGTAGACATACAAGTGATACTTCTTAAGAATGAATATATCATAATCAGGATTCCTATAATGATTCTGAATAAAGTCGATATCTTCCTGTTGGAAGAATGATCCAGCACCACCACGGAATCTTTGTAACAAAACACCTCGACGATACTCAGCCATTCTATTAAGACGAACAGCTTCATTATATTGTTCTCTTAACCATCTTTCATCTTTTCTAAGTTGAATATAGTTATATTCAATATAGAGCATGGTGATCTGTTGGGGATTACCATATTCATCCGGAGTAGTAACACCATCGAAATAGTCTCGTAATTCTTTATCTGTAAGATCATATAAATCTTCGGAAAATACAGGAGTTCTGTCGATCATTCTTTGAGCAGCCTTACCGGTTGATGTTTCCAAGTCACCAGGTGTTGAAGCGAGCATCATGCAAGAACGTCCACCAGTCTTACGCATGATTTCACGAGCTGAGATAATAGCAGGTGTTGCACCTTCCATAACAGAGTCTATATAAGGAGTGTACTCCCACTCATCAAGAAATGACATGAACAATGTCATACCACGCATCTTATCTTTCGCTTTAACTTCTGAATCTGCTGATGATAGAATTGTTATTGAAGTACCGTGTTCATCATATTTCAATGATTTAGTACCAGGTAATTTGTTTCTACCATACCATGGATTCATGTATGGTGGAAGGGCACAAATATAATCACGTAACAATTCTGCATTATCCAAACATCTATCTTGTCTGATATGCATATAAGGTATTTCTGCATTTTGGAATTCATATATAAATCCATATTCACATATTGCAGTAATCCATGTCGTCTTATGTGTCTGACGAGGTTGACATAACATGAAATCTATACTGTGCATGAAACACCATACAGCAGCACATGATGCGCGGGTTAATATCAATCTGAATTTACCAGCACCACGTACGGGTACTCTAGCACATTCTCTGAAGAAGAACCATGGGTTGTATTTACATTCGGTATGAATTCTACCAATGTCTTCAGCAGATATGTTTGGGTCATCTGTGTCTATATCTTGAACACCAAACTGTGGGTATTTAACTTCCAGCATGAAATACCAATTTTTGATTCCCTTTGTTTTCAACTCTTGTGCTGTCAACAAAAAAGAATCATTTTTTGTGCCAAAATCATAATATCTCGGATGACCGTGTTCATCATCGATTCTTACTATTTTTGACATAAAGCCTCTCTCCTTTCCTGTAAAGGTTATCGGGGAGTTATAGGGTCTGATACACAAAAAATAAATTATACGGGGGCATATGCCCCCGTATAATACTCGTATATCAATGATACTCTTTGCGTTGCTGTAATACTGGCAACAGTTCTGAGAATCTCCTGAAGAGATAGTCAATGTACTCGGGTTTCAAACCTATAAAGACATTGGTTTTAGACAGTTGGTTGAAGAAGTCTATCATATCGATTGATCCTCTCATATATGCAGCATACTGTAAATAGTATGAATGCATAATAAGCATGTAATGCAGATCAGGTATAGATATCTGTACATCTACATTACCGATCTTAACATCTTGGACTTCGTCTACATTTCCTATAGTGTCATACCAATGTACATCAGTTTCAAGCTTTGTACCTAACAACTTCAGAATATTTTTCAGATTATCTAATTGTGGGAACTGGTTGTATTTCGTTGTATCAATTCCAATACCATTCAGCTGACTCATCAGCATTGAGTTCTCCTCATACTGTGATCCTCTGTAGTATGTGGATATCTTAGCAAATGCCTTAACACCCATAGCAGCGAGGAAGTTATAAGTATCATATTCACCATACTTGATAGGATTATCAGAATACGGTATGAGATTCTTATTATATCTTCTTGTCTTAACCGGCTGATCGTAAAGTGTTGTTCTACCAGTAGAAACAACAGACATTGCTTTCGAGGGTTCCTGTTTAAGAACCCAGGTGTACTGGTAACCAACGGGATATTCATCATCGAGTTCAACCCAACGATGACGAAGCTTTGCTTCTATCTTATACTTCTTCATTATATCAGGCCATTTAGCATAAGCCTCAAGAAGCGAATCACGAACACATTTCTCATTAAGAGGCTGGATCTGAATATAGAATCCGTTCTTCATGAGATCCGTGAATGTTGATTCTGGATCAAGTCCATAAAGTCTTTCAAGTTCACCACCCTGTTGGGGATTGAATGTCTTTACGAAATCGACAGCCATTGTCATAATTTCATCATGATTCATCGTCTTATTCTTATCCTGTTCAAGGAGATATTCCCACATTCTCTCCATCTGGAAAGTCATTGACGATTCGTACGTTGCGAATGATATGATTCTGTTTGGTACAGCCAAAGCATTTGCTAACATATCAATCGGTCTACCATCAGTTGTTCTAGGCATAAGCTGCCATGGAATTATCTGTGCAATTACAGACTTATTACCATAACGACCAACAACCTTCTGACCAACATGTATGTCTTTTGGCTGAAGTATTGTGAATTTAATTATAGTATCAACTATGTCTTCCTTGGTTACCCATTTAGAGGAGTTCAGATACTTCTCTGCTTGATGGTATATATCAAGTAATGATGTATCATCCTGATAGGGATCTGCGACGATAGTTGATATATAAGCGTATATCTCAGAATACCAATCACGAATCTGTCCAAGGTAATAGTTGTACTGGTCATTATCAACATCGACATTTGAATATATGTCCATATCAACAACAATACCATGCGAACAGTAGTTGGTATCATTTATATGAGGTATCAGTGATTCTGATGCAGATGACAGATATGAGTTCTCTCGAATAGAACACAGTATGTCATTCTGTATTTCTTCACCGACATTGGGGAATGGTTTGTATAATGTCTCGTTACCATACTTATTCAACAGATAGGAACTCTGTTTGATATTGACAGTAACGATATCGACCATGTCATATACGAGAGCTTCTGCAGCTCTATCTGATATGACAAGAGCATCCTCAGTAAGCTGTGGTAATACAGTATATACGAAACGGAGATTTCTACCAGCACAGTAGTTATCATTTACATATGATGAAGACTGTGCGATTGTCGTTCCTTTAGGTAATATATCACCATCATTGAACTTACCTGCGACTGCATTGTTCATACGAAATCCATACTTCTCAACAAGATGATGTACGGGCTTAACTATCTCACATGAGAATTTACCAGTACGAAGATTCTTGAAGATATATGCAATAGGTGATACCTGAGAATCTTTGAACTTTCTGAAAGTTCTCATGAGTTGATAATCATCCTTAGTCTTGATATTCCACGAGGATCTTTCACCGAATTCATTTTCGGCACCAGTGAATACTCTGGGGAATTCAGGATTTCTCAAAACAACTCTTTGTGACGTATGTCTTGTTGCCATAACACCACGAACCGTTGATATCTTGTCCGGGAATGCCATAGCTGATGCACCAAAAGATGACATCGGTGTTACTTCAGCACATCTCTTTTCAATTTCAGATGCTGAGTTCATCGTGCCCTTACGACGCATTTTTGTTTTTGTTTCTTTCTGTTCCATGTCAAATGTATCCTCCTATGATAGATTTTAAAACGATTCCTCCTTTCGAAGGAATTATATATGTTTAAAGTTTAGATAAAACTTCTCTTACATATTTAGCGCAAGGAGAGTCCTCTGCCTTATCATTATTAAAATCTGACATTGCGAATCCGATTGTAAGATATACACCGAGGATCAGAATGATGTCTGTCTTAACAACCATATTTGTTACGAGTCTCATCATGAGATTTACTACATCAAACTTAGGAGTTGTCTCCTTCTGAGGTTCGATGTAAAATTTGTATGTTGCCGAAACATCGGGGTTGAAGATGATGTCTTCACAGTTCTTAGCATACTTCTCTTCATTTACTCTTTTAGAAACAAGGAACTGTTTCCAGTCATCAAGAGTTATATTATTAACAATATACTCAATGATTGGTGTAAAGTTTGAATATGTATTGAGTCTGATCATATCGATCTGATCGAGATACTTGAAGAGTGAATAGTATGTATAGATATCATCATAGAATTTATCCATGTTCTTTGGATCATGCTTAAGCAGAATAACCATAGCATTTGTTGGACCATAAGTTTCTTCGATCAATGAAAGAGGGAGTCTTTCTGTAATCTTTATATATTCTGCTGCAAGACGATTCGGTACGAATAAATGACCACCATCTTCCGAAGGAATAAATCCATCAGTTGGTGGTGTGTTGAGTTCGATGTCTGACAAAGCATTCAAGAAATCGTTCTGATATGTCTTACGATCAACAATTGAATGTGTGTTATTGATAGCCTGTATCATATGATAGAATATATTTGATGCGGAGATGTTTAGTTTATGTGTCTGAAAACGTCCCTTAAACTCCGCCATGTCTTTAGCCGGTATCTTTAACATTTTAACCCTCCATTATGTATATGATGTCGACCTATTACAATAAAACTCTTCTCGTATCGCAATGTAATTGTCAACAACATATGTTATTCCGTTTTGTTGTATGACCCAGCATATAAATTCATTTAACTGGGTATAGTCTGACATTTGTTCCATAAACTTACCTCCTTGCATGTATATTAGGTAAGTTCGTCTATGAGATCATCATACGGTGTTCCATTAAACATAGCAGGATCTAAAGCGCCGATGTTAGGTCGAGGTTGTTTCCTCGACCCTGACGGCATCTTTGATTGCAAATTCTGCATAGCATCCTGCTGCTGCTTTTGAGCTTCTTCTAACTGTTTGATTCTTATGTCTCGAAGGCGATGTACAAAAGGAAGCGGCAGTTGTACAAGTGTTTCCATAGGAATGATTTTAGCAAACATCAATCCCATTTGGATAAGCTCTAATCCATCTCGATCAAGTTTATCTCCGTATTGCTGAGCCTTCGAGATACTTGGAAAAGTAAAGTATTTCCTATCTCGTTGATCGGTATTCTATCTTCATGACGACCACATACAGGACAGTCAATGTTCTCAAGATAGAATGATACAGGAGAAACATTTGCACGAGTCTTCTCAATTATCTTGAGGAGTATGCCTGAATCCTCCGCGTCGAGAGCCTTTGTAATGATTTCCTCGATATCCTCCCAGTTTGTGAAACGATATTCCTTGGGCTTACCCTTCTCTGTACGAACAATTGTCATTGCAGATACGAAGAGTGCATTTGCCGACAGGTAATCGAACTCAGCCATTGATACATCATTTACATTTACATTTGCAAGCTCATCATCGGGTTTATATCTCTTATAGAGATCATTGATGAGTGGAAGCTTCTTTGTAATGAAGTCGTGTGCAGAAGGCTCATTGATTTCTGCAATGATTCCTGTATTGGGAAGCTTGTAACGCTTTCTCATATTGCATGCAGTCTCCCAGACCGAAATAGCCTCAGGACCAACTGCAGCATCAGCAGCTTCAAACCACTTAGGGGTCTTCTGATTATCGATGTGCTGGATTGTACGAGGATGATACTTAACCTTGATATTATTCTTACACTTAGGATTTCCACAAGTGATAGAAAGAGTCTCTTCTTCATCAGCAGTAGCAACGAGAAGACCCCACATAAGGAGCTCTCTATCCTGATACTTTGTCTTCTTGAGGAAGTCTTCAAAGCTATCAAATTCACCGATGGAAGGATTCTTGAGGTGGTCATAGATTACAGACCACTTCTTGAGTTCATTATCAGAACCATTGTTAGAAGTAGGGGCAGTGAGTTTAATGAAATCAAACCAGTTGATAGATCTCATTACACAACGATATGCTGAAAGAGGAAGTGTGAGAGGTACATCATTGATTCCAGAATCATAAGGATTGATAATACCTTCTCTGTTACTGTTTTCAACAACTGTTGTTGCAAGCATATCCTTGTCAGTAACTTCCTTAACGAAGATATTTACTTCGTTTGTCTTTTCAATATCAGCAACAAGTTCCTTATCAACATTTACTGTTACTGGAGTATTCTTTTCAACAGTGATGTTGATCTGAGGAGCATCAGGCTTCTTTTCTTCAGCAGACGCTTCTTGTGTTGGAGCTGCTTCTTGTGTATTGTTGTTAGGTGTGTTGTTTGATGGTGTATTCATCATGAGCTTGTCAATGACGATACCGTTCTCATTGATGTTATCAATAGCACGTGTTCCATCGGGCATTATCCAATGTGTGAGTATCATGCTTTCAAACTCAGATGTTATCTTGTTACCACTGTTATGATAGATCTCTATGAGTTCACCCATAACATTCATTCTGTTGAGCATACCCTGTTGAATCTGTTCATTAGTCAGTTCTTCGGGAATACCACCAGAAATGATTCTGTACTTAGCAACAACCTTGTTCACCATGGATGTTACAACAGTAAGTTTATCGGTCTGGAAACCGATTGCTTCTTCGTGATACTTCATATCATGTTCATCAGGTGGCATGAATACTTTTTCAGAATCTCTCTTCTTCTGAGCTTCTGCCATTTCAGCAGCCAATGCAGCACGTTCGGCCTTTTCGTTAGCTTCTTCGTTAGCAATATCCTCAGCAAGATCATTCTCACCATAGATGTCTTCATCCGATGGCTCTACAGGAGTTTCGTCTGCAAAAGAAACAGACTCAACTTCATCAACCTGTTTACCTTCCATTGCAGCCTTCTGTTTAGCCAGTAACGCTTCCAATGGATCAATATTCTTATTTTCCGGCATTGTTATTCTCCTTTACAAGAAATTTTGTTTTATTTGCGTATGCAAATAAATCGTATATGTATTTTAAATTTAGATACATATATCATTTATATGCACAAGACAGAATATTACAATTAAAGAAAGGGTTGATTTGTTTATGTATGAAAAACTTTTATGGACAAATCCAAATATTCAATACATGTTTCATTCTAACATAGTCGAGTATGATATGAAGGCTATGTCAGTATCCATATCAGAACGTTATAATCTTCTTGATCCCGAGACAATAGCTTTATTAAAGTTAATGCCTAAAGAAGAGAGAACAAGAAAAGTTGGTTTACTCCAAAGAGATGATAAAGATTACTCAAACCGGCTAATAGAATGTGAGTTAGAAACCAGAAGAAAATTCTTGGAAATCAATAATATTCAAGAAGATGATGTATTGTCATTGCATTCGGATGCATGTATATTTAAATCAACAAAAGAAATCATCAATAATATTGAAGGTGTTGAATTTAAACATGCAAATACTTGGTCGGCTTATATGAATTATCGCGGAATAGAAATGTTCTATGAAAATGGAGTGATTGATTATAAGGGTATTCCGAAACAAATGTTAGGTCAGCATACATTAGGAGTACATGCTTATTTATTAAATGTCTTCGATAAAATAGAAAACTATGATCCGGATATACTCGATTTCTTAGCAAAGTTCGAAGCCAGATATCTTCAATATAGATTACCTGATCAATACTATCTTCCGTTTGGTAAGATGGGTGAATATCAGATGACTAATTTGAGTTTATTTGGATTCGTTGCGAAAGTAGTATTATCCGAAATGAGAGGATGGTAATATGGATTATCTAAAATTCGAATTCTCATCGATGAATAATCGTGTGAAGAATATGAATTATTACGTATATTCAGAAAGCATACATGATCTACAGATATTCTTTAAACAACACAACTTCAGGAATGTTCCACAAGAGGCTGTTACTATTTATCCAGTAATCGGACGCAATTCAACAGTCGCTCTCAGATTATTAAAACCCTTTAAATTCAAATCCAATAAAACAAATGAAATATACACAGTGATGACGTGTGAAGAATTTGTCAATATAGCAATGGAGAATGTTGCGAATGAGGTTGCACAATTTTCATTATTTGGTGAAGCTATCATGAGACGTGATATAGATATATTCAAAATGATAAGTGATAATATTTCCAAATTACCACATGCACATATCACGGATTATGTTTTGGCTGATGAATATACGATATTCAAAAACACTGATTCACCAGATGGTTCTTTTGACGAAGATATACGTGATTTGAATAAGGGATATTTAAAGCATATCGGAGCACCAACAGAAGATCAAGATTCAAGAATGGTATTGGAAAGTCTTCATGATGCAGTAGAACATACAGTTGATGACATATATCCAATAACATTGGAATGTTACGTGTCCAACTTCACTGAGATGATGGTTGATGCTTTTAATTAAGGAGGATTATCTATGGCAAAGAAAGAAGTAACACCTGATGAATTGGTTGAAACACATAAACCAAAGAACTTTAAGTTCAAATATATCTTCACCGATCCATCTTTATTAGATGAATTGATCGAGATCGGATATGATGTATCCACACTTGATACAATATGTGATGACGAACTTGTGAATGCTGCATTAGGTGCTGAATGTAAAAGATATGATAGAGAGATAGTTGGTAAAGCAAAGAACCCAACTATCAGAGATGATGGTATCATCATATCAAAGAAGATGGTAACTAAAGCGGATAAAAAATTATACGCAGTATATTTGGGATTCTTCAATTATCATACACAACACGTTGTTGTGAAATTGGAATATGAAAGATTCACAATAATTGAAATATTCAATTTAATATAAATACATTGAAGTGGGGGCGTGAAGCCCCCACCACAAAGTATTTTTTTATCAGGTATTAGGACCTGCAGTGGTTTCATAAGGATTGTCGATTGGGTGTGAATCGAAGTGTTCGTTCGTATAGATCTTGGAGTGATCTTCCTTCTCAACAGCCTTAACACCGGGTGCAACACGCTTAAGCTTTCTGGGATTAGCGTACATAACAGGTGCATTACCGAGACCAGACTGTACAGCATCGAGGTTAGGACGTTCACCGTTATTGAAGATAGCGGTATTGATCGAACCACCATTCGAAGGAGTAGGTCCGGTTGCATCGAAGAATGCATCGCCTGCACCAGGATTGAGATTGAGTGAGTTGCCGAATACAGCAAACTGCTCAACATATCTCGAAGCAAGGTCATTAACATATGCAGACTGGATGTACTGACAGTTGTATGTCAACTGGAGACTCTGAATCTGTGACTGACCTGTAGCATTAGAATTGAATATGTCATTACCAACCTTAGCAGAAGGAACACAGCCGAGTGCCATTGCAGCAGCTTCAACACGTGCACCAGATCTGTCGAGAGCGATAACGAGGAACTCAGCAACTTCCCAAGCAGGTGAAGGCTCGAGAGCCACACCAGACTGTGAACCAGCAAAGCCGGTAAACGCAGCATCAGCACCAGTATTAGGAGCGAATATTCTCTGAGGAGTATTTGCTTCATCTATTGAGCCAGCTACGAGACCGTGGTATGTTGTAAGGCCTGTGATAGGATCAGCAATACCGTCGATCCACATGTTGTGGAAGTTAGCGATAGGACGACCAACCATTTCAGGAACCTGAATTGTGATTGTCTGTCCAGACTGAGCGTTCTGAGTTGTCGGTATGGAGATGCTTCTACCTGCGAAACCACCCTGGAGTGTAGCAGGAGCAAGAGTAGCATCACCGATATTACAAGTAATACCGGTGTTATAGCACTCTATGATCTTCTTATATGTACCGAACTCATTCTTCGGGTTATACGCATTATTAGTGCCGTCGCCGAAATAATGCATGAGGAAGTACGGTCCACGATACATTACGCAGATAACGCGGTTGGTAGTGAGTGGATTAAGACTTCTGAGGGTATGCACATCAGCGGTGAGACCACCGAGCATACCTGTATACTGTGAAAGGTCACCCTTGTATTCACGGATGCCAGACTGTAAACTGATAGCCATAAATTATCTCTCCTTTCTACCAATTATTCAGAATCCGTACGTCTCTGAACATTGACGATGATCGGAACTCTCAAGATCAGACCACGGAATGTGACGTTACAGTAGCAAACTACTATTTCACCACCATCATCCGGGTTGATGTCTCTCTCGAATGTTATATCAAGAGCCTGAACGAGATTGCCTACCCAGTTCGAGAACAGGTTGTCAACTTCATCCTTGAGTGTCTTGAGTACGCCGTCGTCATTGTATTCAAGCAGATAGGTGTCGATCTTGTTCTGGAGGATATATACGAGCTGTGAAAGCGTACGCATATTGCTTTCCTGAATGAGATCGGATGTATCGCCTTCTCTGTAGAGTGTACGCTGAGACTTTCTCTGGAGGTTTCCGTTAACGTCAACCATCCAAGCATTACCACCAGACTTGTACATGAGTTCACGAAGCTCCCAATCAGTTGTATCGAGATCAGGGAAGAACGACAGATACTGCTCTGGAGCGATGTTTGTATACTTGCCTGTGTAGGGCTTGTTTACAGAGTATGTCTTCATGTGATTGAAGAGATTGTCAACGATTGCCTTGGTATATGTGTAAGCAATACCATCAGTAGCCGATGTGTAACCGCCGATATCCCAAGAAGCATTTGGATTGTCGAATCTCTTATTGAATGATGTATTTACAAGCTTAGCTGTATTTATATCAGTAACACCCGAGTCGAGGAAGAGTGAGAGACCAGAACCAGGTCCGATCGGACGCTTCTCTTCAGGAATGTTGTGATAGCATCTTGTTACCATGAGATCATACATAGCCTGCTTAACATCAATATCAGCAAATTCCTTGATATTCGAGATGATCGAATTGTCGAGGAGGATTGCTTCCTTCTCATCATCTGTGAAGATGGTAGAAGCATTGATAACATCGATTGGCTTGTAGTTGACATACGGAAGTATTGTCTGACCAACGATTGTATTCATAGCACCGTCGAAGAGGTACTTAGCAGGACATCTCGTGGGTGAATTGATACGGGGATCCTTCTCACCTCTGAATGCCTTAACGAGCAATTCAGAATATCTCCACTTGAACTCGATGTCAGAGAGATTGTCATCGAAGAAACCAGCATAACCGTTCTTGACAGCTATACCACCCATCTCAGAGTTCGGATTGATACCGTAAGACTCCTCATAATAATCAGCGGGGATATTTGTGGGATCAGCAGCATATCTGAAGAGTGAACCCATTGTGCCGTTTACCACATATCTCTTGATCATAGAAGGATTACCATCTGTAGCGATGATGATATTCTCAGTTGTTATATTGATGCTGAGACCATCGGGAGGACCAGCAGGATCTCTTGAATCAGGACCTGATACATATGTTGTAGCATATGTCTTTGCCTCGATAGCCGTTGTAGCAGTAGGAGGTGTTCCTATAAGGTCAACTGTGATGTTAGCACCATCAACAGCCTTAACCTCGAACTGATATGTTTGACCACCAGCTGTTATGCTTACGATATCGCCGACAACATATACCTTGGTAGGATCGGTCTCTGAAGTTGTTCCAGTATATGAACCACCTCTGAGAACCCATGTTACGTTGGTTGAAGTACCGGAGTTGGAATAGATGAGACAATCATAAGAAGTACCTACGATATTCTCATTAGCACGAATGAATGTCGGATATACACCGATCATGAATGGCTTGGTGTTAGTAACCTCAAGTCTGTCATAAGTTTCATCCGTCTCGTTGTGTGTCTTCGATACATCATAGCTGTTTACATATACACCGCCGGAAGTAAGACCTGTAACATCATTTATGTTGATGATTGTTGCACCGGGAGTATACCAGTAAACCTCGTTCGGCTGTACCTGTTCCGATGGTGTGTCTGTTGCGAACATCGAAACAGTTGTCTTAGGATATACAAATGACTTGTATATATTAGCCTTATCGTTGATAGGTGTTGCTGTGTCAACCTGAGGTGTAGCAGAAGGATTGTCATCAGATCTCGGAACATATTCAATCTTTGCAAGGATGAATGTGTTGAGATTTGTTACAGTGTTCTTCTGAGCTTCGTCAGTGATTCCGACGATAACATAGTCAGGAATATATGCACCGACTGTTTCACTTGTTGTATCGAGACGGGGTATGAGCTTTCTGCGATCAACGAGTTCCTGAACAGCAGTGCTGATCTTACCAGCATCAACTTCATCAACCGAAACATATGCTCTGATAACATCTTCGTTTGCATCAGTTCTATCTGACAAATCAGTGTAAATCTTTGTGATCGGGATAGTTGTAACAGTGCCGGTGTACTGGTTTATCGATGTAACCATTGCAATGTTGAGAGTAGTTGTATTCGTAAGATATACATCACCAACATGAACGTAGTCAGTGCTGGAAGAATTCTCAACACCCTTTGTCTTCTCCTTGAGAACAGTCTGAAGATCTGTCGGGTTTGCAACGTACTGATCGATTGTAACAGAGCCATCGAGGATAGCCTTGATTCTGTTAGCTGTTGAAAGCTGAGGTATGTCAAGGTTGTACATGTCAACCTGGAAATACGGAAGCAGAACATCAGTGTCACCGTTGTATACATAACGACCATAGATAGGATCGAATGTATTAACAGTTATTGTCTTGAATACTGTTTCAGCAAATTCCATTGAACCAGAAGCAGGCAGGATGCCAGCATCAAGCATTTCCTTGAAATGGATCATGTATTCAGCATAGAACTCCTTAACAGCCGATTCATTGACAGTGGGTATAAGGATTGACGAACCCTTAACACGTCTGCCTACCTGAACATTGACTGTATCGATAGCATCTGTGCGGTTTGAGTTATTCTCATTAACAAGTGAAGCATAAACACGCTCAACTGTCTGAGATGTGGATGTATTAATGGTAGCAAAAGCATAACGAACATTAGCAGGTCTCTTGGACTGCTGTGTCTGGTTTATTGCATAATTGAACTTGTTGTACTCACTACCTCTACCTGCAGAGATTTCAGTAAGAAGTACACGACGAGTCCAACCAGCAGAACCATCACTACCATCAACGTTATTCTGATAGAAACCCTTTACAAGAGCCGCATTCAAACGAGCAGGGTTCTTGAAGCTTGAGAGTATCATGCCACCGGGAAGACCACCATTGCCTTCGTCTTCTGTTGTCTTGAAGCGGACATGCATTGTACAAGCAGAAGCATCCCATCTCCACTCCATGAGCAGACAGGAGAATGCGTAAGTTGCATCATCAGGAGTTACACGCATGAACTTTACCGGGACATCTTGAGAAAGAAGTGATCCAGGGTATGTTATACTCTGGCCGTATTTCTTGATATCATTAGCCGAAATATCACTCATGCCGTATGCAACGTTGAGGACATCGCTTCTGTTTATAGAAATCATTTCATTATCTGCACCCATGGGAGCACCAGAAACAACTATCGTAGCATAGAGCGAAGGATCATCAACAACTGTTACGGGGAGCTGACCCTTGTACATTGAATTGTCAATGATATGAACAACGCTGTGAGGCATTGAATACTTCAAACCATATTTTCTTTCAAGCATAGTTTTCTTCTCCTTTTCTGTAGAATTAATTGCAATTGAAGGGAATCTTAAACTATGAAGAATCGCGATTCACAGTTGAATCCCGCAATTACAAATGTGTTTATATTATTATAGATCGGGGCCGAAGCCCCGATCATCATATCAGTCATTTGGATAAATAGGATATTCGACACCAAGTTCATCCTTGGCAACTCTAGCAGTTAGATCAATGTCAGTGATGCGAGTTGTTGGTTTCGGGAAATCTTGAATTACTTCATTAGCCGAAGACATTGTAACAAAGTCAGCATCTTCAACAGTTCCACCTTCACCAACGACAACATATGTCGTGGGATTGTATCCTTCAAACTTAACAACATCATTCGTTGTTGGAACGAGATCATCAAGAACACGAGCAGCAGTATCAACATCCGTTGGAGGTGCTGGAGTATATGGTGTATTCATTGCACTTGTACTCGGTGCTGTTGAAGGAAGATTGAAGATATTGTCCAGAATGTTTCTACCAACATCAACAGTGCCATATCTTCCATTGGAAGAAACACCACCATCACTACCAGATGCTGCAGCACCAGCATTTGCATTCTGAGCCTGTTTGATTCTGATATCGGCAATATTCTTCTTGATAGCAACCTGCTCTTTATATGTGCTAGTGATAGCAGAACGAGCAGCTGTTAATGCGGACATGGCTTCAATATCTTCTTCAGTAAGACCCATCTTTCCTTTTTCAGAAAGACTTTCTCTAAGACGTGTTTCAAACATCTTAGTGATTCTTTGTTGATCAGCAGCCAATGCACGAAGTCCATTGATTTCGGAAGAAAAAATCTTATTAGGATCAATCTTATTCTCGAATTGGGGAAGTCGTGATTCGTCGTTGATGTATTGAAGAATGTTTGTTGTTCCACCCCAATTGTTTGAAGCATATGGGGAAATGAATCCATCCATATTATATAATACTGGAGTTGACTTGAATCCAGAAAATGCTTCTTCCCAATTTGATATAGGGGCTGGATCAGTATACCTTGGTTCATATGGTGCAGGACTGTAATTATTGGAGAAATTATCGTCCATCGATGACGGTCCTAACATATTAAACATATCGCCATAATTCATATAGGTATATCTCCTTTCTATTAGATGATACTTCGTTGTTCATTATATCACCATTTATCAGAGTTCATCCATTGTTGTAAACATTCTTCACATTTGATCATTTGAAGTTTCTGTGGATGGTTTCTGTGCATGAATATATGACACAAACGATCATGATATTCTTCGTCAGTTTCCAATCTATAATCAAATTCATCTTCTGTATCAGGAACTTTGAATCTGATCTTTATTTTGGGATTATCCTGTTTGAATGATTCACTAATGTGTTCATCAGCAAACACATGAATTCTTCTACGAATGGTGTCATTCTCGTTTACACATCTATGATCTTCATTCGTTATCAGTTCAATAATACAACGATTCGTGATTGATAATGTCTCTTGAATATGAGCGAGTAGATCATACATGTTTATATTATTAAGACGAAAACCATTACATCTACCGGATGGAACTTTTAATTTTCCAACGTCTTTATGTCTTTTTGTTCGATATGATATGTATTCATTGGTATGTGATACACCCGTTGGATCCAATAATAATGGTTTTAAATCAAGTATTTCTTTTTCGGAAATACTATCTTTACCATCCTCTGTTACAAACTTAGCCATTGGATATCATCTCCTTACTGGTCGTTGCGTTTAGTTAATGCATACAAACCATTCAAGCATTCGATCTCAATGACATAAACGGAATCTCCTTCTGCCTTAATATTGTATATCTTGGAATACATCAATTCTTCAGCCTTCTTATTAGCTTCATCACTCCATAGACCAACACTCTTAATTGTGTCACCATCATAGTCAGCACCTAATGCTTTAAGTCTTGAGTTTGACATATTGACAGTTTCTATGAATGATGTGGCAACCCTGTTATGAGGTTTTTCGAGATCTATGATAGGATAGTAGTCATAGTTTCTACCCTTGAATTGAATTTTTGTAGTCTCCAATGTTGACAGAACATGTACCTTTGTGAAAAAAGCACCGAGATAGTCACCTATCGGATAACGAACGGTATATACCATTCTTCCAGCATCCTCAATAGCACTCTTACAGCACATGTATATGACATCCGTTAATGTCAATGGTCTTGTCACTGTTTGATTCTTTTGTACATCCAGATATTCAAATTGGATTGGTTTAGTGTTCTCTTCATCCAAGTACATTATACGGAAACGAGAACCTGGGTTTTCCATATAAATAGTAAGAAGATCTTCAATCATCTTATTATCATAAATATTCTGAATAAGATTCGATTTAACCTCTTCTGGATTTATATGAATATCCTGAATATTTGAATAAGTAAAAAATTGTTTCATTTGAAATGAAATTATAGGACGAAACAGCGTTGCACATGTATGGAGCGGGTATCCCGTTCTGAATATACCAACGGCAGGATTTCCTGTATTGTATCTTGGTGCTGAAATGACGTTTCTTGCAGTAAACGTTGTTGTTTTTGCAAGGAGATGTTTCTGGAAGAAACCATTCTTAGATCCAACATAGTCGTGAATATATGTGTATATATTCATAACACCATCTTGAAACTTAGCATATATCTGATACACATTTGATGTTGTATGAGCAGTAACACTCTTCAAACCAATGAGATGTGTATAAAGAGAATTCAACTCATTCTTGGTCCTTCTACCATTTCTCATACCAATTGGTCTGAATGCGGGAGGAAGAACGAGTACCTTATCATTGAATAGTAATCTCTTTGGTGATTTTGTTAGGATATCGATATTGTCGTTGGATCTTGTGTTCAAGGTTTTACGAATATCGATTTGTTCCCATATATCATACAGATCTTTCAGACCACAATACTGTCCCTCTTTATCAGGAACAAGCACGCCATTTTTAAGATTGCACTTAGTTTCACCATAAGCCATCTTTCTGATGATACCACCGGATCTGGCGATAATTGTCTTTGCTACCGAGGGATTGAATACATGAACTGGTAGTTTTATATAACCACATCTGTATTTCTGTTCTTCGGAAGTTTGACCGAATATCTCCTCGGAGAATAGTCCCTCAGGATTGAACAGGTTTTGTGTTCTGTATATGTGTTGTGATTTGACCTCTTTAAGATCGTTTGTTTTTATATAACGATCTATATCAAATAATTCTTGGATAACCATTATATCATTCCTTTCTTATATATTAATAAGGATTACCCAATCGTTTGAAAATGTTTTATAATCAAAAAAATAAAGCGGGGATTGTACCCCGCACATCTTTTAACTTAAATCTTTCTCTATTCTTTCTGCATACGCTGAGATGTCATCAATATCGAGATCCATGTTATAGTAAGCATCACCTAAGTAACTTTCTAGCCACATATAAATGGATCCCTCGACACCTTTTGGATTCATGCCTGTTTTGGTCGCGATTGATATTGCTAATTCCTTGATAGTCATACTAATACCTCCTGTCTTTATAATATACAAAAAGAAAGTAGAGCGGAGATTCATAATCTCCGCTCGTCCCTCTTATGAGCGTCAGAAAGGTCTTGTAAGACCGCGGCATCCTATGAAGGTTTTGCCGTCTTCGCTCATGACGGGGTCCGCTACCAACATGATCCTGCTCATATCCATACCAGCCTTTGCTGCAGCCGAAGCATACAGTGCTGACACGATGTGGATATTGCCGTCATCCGGCAACGGGTCGCAATTAATTATTTCCTTGTCGAAACAAGGAATGCCTTCGATGGGTTTGGTGTTGGCAGTGTTGATCTTAGCGTTGAGAATTCCTGAACTGGGGATGGTGATAGCAGGTTCAGTACCAGCCGGAGCCACGTACTTACGGATGGTTGAGTCGAAGTGGATGTCCTCGGGGTTGATGATGTTGATGGAATGCGGAGTGTTGTTAATAATCATAGATGTACCTCCTTAAGGTATGGAAAGAGATTTGAAATAGACGTGTTTCTATTTCTTTCTCACATTAATAATATATATATGAAGAAGTCAAATAATAGAATGTGGGGCATTACGCCCCACATGTTTACTTTTCTTCAACCTCGTATATCAGATTTGGACGCTTACCACATGTCATCTTACCTTCGGGACATTTGCCCTTGGTAATACACTCAGGACCTGAATACTTGAATATTGTTGGTGCAACATTCATACACTGGTGCCACATTTCAGTTGCGACGGCTCTGATCTCCCACTGAGCACGATTACAACAACGATGTTTGAAGAAGTTGAACAATGAACGAATATTCATCGTAACAACAATCTTTGTTTCACATGCATTAGGAAGTAAGAAACGAGCATCTTCATTAGCACGCTTCTCTGCCGCTTCTTTTGAAATGCCTTCGTCATTCATGATCTCGGTTGTAAGACATGCACGGAGATAGTCATATTTATTTTGGATATGATTCATTTCAGTCTCAAACATTGTTTTGAGATACGGATGTCTTTCTATTGAGGGCGGTACTATGTAATCAAAACCTCCTTCGTTGACATACCGCTGACTCTTCTGGGAATAGGACGCGATGCGATGGCGCACCAATTGATGAGAACATGCTCTACTGATACCCTCAATACCGAAGGTGAATGATACATGTTCTATGGGTGATTCGTGACCAAGACCCATTAACATGTTAATGAATTTAGTAGTCTTTTCTTCATCAAGACCATCCTGAAGTTCATCGATTGTCGATGATGAATAACACAACTTGGCCGCAGTTGCAATCACCTTTTCTGGATCTGGGGTATATGCTAATAATTTGACATTCATAAGAAAGCCTCCTTTGTAAAATGTATCTTATAGTATTCCGGGGTAGCATAGAAAAATGGAAAAGTTTGTGGGGCATAAAGCCCCACATAAACAAATATAAATAACCGGTCTATTGGCTGATAGACCGCAAACGGAGGATACATACCATGTCAGCAGTATGTATATACATCACCGAATTAGTGATAGAGCTCATAGATGAACTTACAATTTTGTCTAACGAATACATATATTATTTTAGCGCAATGATAGGTAACTATCAAAATAGCGATTATTAAAGGAGGATACTAAAATGCCTAAGATTAAAGATGATGAATTTTATGTCAAGAAAAATGATATAGATGCAATCAGAAAAAGACCAACAATGTATATCGGCGGTCTTGGTGATGCTGGCGTATTTCATCTTTGTAAAGAGATGATAGATAATAACAGGGATGAGTGTATAAAGAAGGATTCACCGGGAAACAAGATACATGTTGAAATCGGTTCTGATTATGTTAGGACTATGGATAATGGTCGTGGTATTCCGACTGATATGTTACGAATCATTCATGAAACAAATCAGGCTGGTTCTAATATGACGAGATCCAACGGTATGACTGCGGGTGAGAACGGAACGGGCACTAGCACATATACGGCAATGAGCTCGTTTCTTGAAGTAATATCCTTGAGACCGACAGAGAAAAAGAAGTTGACGGTTCGATACAAAGAGGGAGAACTCATTGATGAAATCCTTGAGGATTATGATGGTAAAGAAAGTGGATTGATCACCACATTCAAACCATCAAGGAAAGTTCTCGGTACTGATAAGATTCCGATCGATATGTTGAAGAAATGGTTATCGGAATTCAATTATACATTGCCTCGTGGAATTGATATGTCTTATACCATAAAAGGAAAGACAACAAATGTTATTCATAAAGAATTATATCAGTTCTTTGCAGATCCCCATCATGATGTAATAATACCGGAAGATGATAGACTGTGTAATGATTTCTCATTCACATGTAGTGGTAACCTTGTTGAGGAAATTCTCGGTAAATCATATGATAGAACTTTCAAGATGGAAGTTGTTATAACATATGCTGATCCCGAGAAATATAAAGGGGATGACATTACACACTCATGGATGAATATGATTCACACATCAGAAAACGGCGAACATGTCAATGGTGTAATAAAGGGATTTTCCAAATATGTAACCGAAAAGGTTGTTCAGAAGAATAAGAAGCTTGAAGGAGTTAATCTCAAGAGAGATATTGAAGCACACATGAGTATCGTCGTTCGTGGTGAATGTAACTGTGGTAACATGTTCTCTGCTCAGGCTAAACAGGCTGTATCATCAAAGCCACTCGGTAAAGCTATTGAGGAAGCTACCTATAAAACATTGAGTGAGATGAATGCCAGTGCAATAAACGAAGTTGTTGATGTTGTTATTGGAAATCATCGTGCTCGTATTGAAGGAGAAAAAGCAAGAAATGTTGCATCATCTGCCAAGGGATTAAAGACATGGCAGAAACCGGATTCATATTATCCATGTTCATCTGCTAAGACTGAGGAACCAAAGGAATTGTTCCTCGTTGAGGGTAACTCAGCAGGTGGTGGTTTGAAGAGTGCTCGCAATGCGAAGTTCCAAGCCATATTAACATTCAGAGGTAAATCTCTTAATATATGGGGATTGACTCTAGATAGAGCATTGCAATCCGTACCATGGTTAAATCTCGTAAAGGTATTGGGTTGTGGTATAGGTCCCACATTCGATATCAAGAAACTCAACTTCGATAAGATCATCATAGCAACTGATGCTGATATTGATGGATATCATATCCGTGTTGGATTCTGTGCATTCTTTGTCAAGTTCTTACCAGGTATCATTGAAGCCGGTAAGTTGTATATTGCAGAACCCCCTCTGTATAAACTTGCTAAGGACAAAGATGTATTCTATGTTGCATCTCAAACAGAGTATCTCAAAGCATGTATTGACTCTATCGGTGGCATGACACTCGAATTTCCTGAAATGAAATAATGTATTGGGGAGCATCATGCTCCCCAACATTTATTTGTATAATTGAACAACTAATCATTACTATTAATATTGAATAGGAGGACACATGACATGGGTAAGAAAGTAGACGCTAAGGTGTTTGTCACTGAAGCATTTGATTACTTGAATACTTTATCCGAAGTAAGCATCAATCGTTCGACGAACAGATATCTCCTTGAGTACATTGCATATGGATTTGCAAAGTATGGTGATACTGTACATGATTTCGAAGATAATATTGATGATTGGATAAGAATGCTTGTGAAGATATATCCCGAGCTCACTTACAATCACACAACACATCAAATCAAAGCTGTTATTGATTTGATTGATCAGTTAATTGTCGTTGATGATGATTTGATTGATCAGTTGAGATATGTTATCGAGATACAGAAAAAGTATGGTATCCTGATAAAGTATACTGATAAGAAGGGTAATCCAATTTCAACAACAATATCTCGTTACTTCGAATATGTTGAAAAACTGTATCCGTCGATAAAGGCTCGTTATAAGGGTCTTGGTTCATCATCCGCTGATGTTTCTGAAGAAGTTATTATGGATCCTCGCACAAGAAGACTGGTCAGAGTTACAATGGACGATCCGGAGACAAGAGCAATCTTCTCAATGCTTGTTGGTGATGGAAAGGATGACAAGGAAGCAAGAAAAGAGATGTTGATGAACTTCAGATTCACAATGGATATGATCGATAACTAATTCAAGGGGGATGTTGTTATGATAAACTATAACATTGACACAGAAGTGAATGAATCGGAATTTGATGATCTTCGTGAGTTATATGAGATAACTGACGCAAAGCAAATATATGATTCACTTGGTGATGTTGTCATACTTAATAGATACGCTCACAACTTCGACGCGTTATATAATCGCGTCGTTGATACTGCTGGGTTATGCTGGAACAACCGTGATGAAAAAGGTAATAAACTCCAACATACACTCATCAAGTTCAAAGTTGATATCGATGATAAGAAGACTTATGTTCTCCAACTCAACAGATTCATGATGAGTCTTGTATTCATTAGACCAATTATGGACTATATCAACTATATCAATATTGATGATTTCATTCTTCATGACTTTATGTCTAAGAAAGACAGAGGTATCATCCAGGACAAAGTCGTTGATACTTTGACCGAGTATGGTAAGACCATCAGAGAAATACAGATCATAATGGCGCGTTTGTCATTGGATCTGAAGGAATTGTTGTTGGTGTTCTCGGCTGCTGACATGCAGATATTTACTGCAGAGAATCTGTTCCTCGATCATTATCGTGATTCCGAGATAATTCGTGATATCAATAACACTGAGTATCCTCCTGATATGCAGACATCTGATATCGTTGAAGCAAATGCGGAAAAGTATAAGATTCTTGAAGCAGAAATGTTGAAGCGTGGTAATCCGTTCTTCATTGATAATAAATACACAAAGATCATCAAGGCAAAACAGATGGAGGAATTGTATATCAACTTCTCCCAGATTCCTGATGGTAAGAACATCATTCCTGTAATCATGAATGGTAATGGATTCCGTGCAGGATATCACGATATGCCTGTAATGTATGCAGGTGCTATTGCTGCACGTGTTCCTGATATCATGAATGAGGAATACATGGGTTCTGCAGGATACTTTGCACGTAACCTCTGGATCCTCACATATGGTACTCTTTCGAAGACAGTATGGGATTGTGGTTCTGTTAATCCGATTCAACTCGAAATCGATGAATGCATGCTTGACATGTTGGATGGTCGTTATTATCAGGAAGAAAAGAACCGTGGTTCATATAAGATCTTCAATAAGAAAGACAGAAGCATGTTGGGTAGAAAACTGTGGTTCAGATCTCCTTGTACATGTAACCTCAATGAAGACTGCTGTCATGTATGCTATGGTACCAAGGCACTTAAGGTTGGCGAACTTGAAGGTGGCTTCATCTATACGACAGAGCTCATGAGTAAGGATGTTGGTCAGAAAATCCTGTCTGCAAAACATCTTCTAAAGACTAATGCAGAAAAGGTTGAATTCTCTGAGGGTTATGAGAAATGGTTCGTTATGGAGAACTCAACACTCATTCCTACCGATGACAAGAAGTTTGATATCTATCTGCGTGAAGATTATCTTGATAACATATCAGAGAATCTCACGGTATATGTTACAAAGGATCTCATTCCGATTAACATATCCAAGTATGCATCAATACATATTCCTGATGCCATAACTGACGCATTCAAGGAAGTATTGATTGATGATGTCACATATTACAAGATATCGTCTCATAAGGTTCTTGAAGTTGGAATGTATTGTGATATCATTCCTGTAAATATCATGATGACTGCACGTTACATGAATATCATGAAGCTTCTTGAAAATGAGATATCTAAGTTCGAGAAGATTGAAGATGCTGTAACAGAACTCACACATCTTATTCATGAAATCATCCCAATATTCTCGGTTCATGGTGAAATCATCATAGGTCATCTGGTTCGTTCTGTTGAGAATAATCTGTTGAGACCTGATTGGACTAAACCCGATCCTGAATATATAATGATGAGACTCAAGACAGCTCTCGCAAATCATGAGTCTGTATCAGTTGCACTTGCATTTGAACAGACACGTCATCATATTCTCCATCAGATATTTGATAAGAGAAACCAGATCAACCGCGTTGGTCCTCGTTCGTTTGAAGACTATATCTTTGGTCTTAAAGAAGGAACAATGAAGTTTGATGAAAATATTACGGAAGAAGGAAGCGTATCATGAAAGCATACTCAATAGGACCAATTGCGGGTGTGTGTCTTAAACCGAGATATTCAGCAATATCAACATTTCTCGGTGAAGACTTCAATCCCATAAATGGTTTTGATATATTCCTCGATCTCAATTCTTTGGTCTCGGCATTGTCGGGATCAAAGAATTTCTTACAATCATTACCATTCTCTGAGAATGTTGAAGCTGATATAATTGCAAATGTGTTATCAGTACTCAAACATTGGAAAGACTTTGGTCGTAAATATGAAGATGTCAGAATCTTTATGATTGTAAATGATTTTGAGATGGGAGGATTACCCGAACAGGATATTATTAAATCTTATCTTGTTCCGTATCTGAATAAATTCGATCAAGAAAGATTTGCACAGCTCAATTATTATTGGACTGAAGCAATGAAGAAGATTGAAGTAATACTCAAGTATGTCCCCAAGTCATATCTGATAAGATGCAACAGATTGGATTCATACATCATTCCTAACATAGTCGATGATTATTCTAAGAATGGTAGATTCCGTTTCATCGTGACATCGATGCCATTGATGACAATGTATATGTTGGAACCAAACACAAAGGTTGAGTATTCCAAATACAAACATCAAATGATTGATCCATTGATGATAGTTCAATCCATATCAAATATCAATCATGAGATCATGGCAACGTTTGTACAGAATAAAGTATTCTATGCATTGTTGAATATGGTTGTTGGTGATTCCGACAGAGGTCTTATTGGCATCACACAGCTTGGTATATCAACATTTGCAAATGATCTGATGAGAGCTGTTGAACGTGGTGAGGTTCCCAAAGATCCGAAAACAATAGAATCCATACTCCCAATAATCAATCCAGGATTTCATGATTATCTTCGTAAAGGATTCCCATTGGTTGACATCGATAGTCATACTAAACTCATCCCTCAGTCAATGATTGAAAAGATAAAGAGTAATATGATCGATCTGTATGATATCGACGGTTTACGTGGTATATCAGTTGATGGATTCAATCTGATAGAATTGATATGAGGTGAGTAAATGGACACGGGTAATAATACTTTATCAAAAGAAATTAAAAATGCTTTAACATTAACAGACAAACAGATTGAAGATCATTTCAATCATATGTGTAAAGCGGGATATGATCCTTTGCTTTGTATGGACAGGTCATTCAGATTCATACCTCCGGAAGGCGGTATGCAGGTTCGTCACAGGACACAGTTTGTTGATCGCATAATAACGATCGAAAGATATAAAGATCTGCTCAAGACCGGTGGTGTTAAAGATGCTACGTTATTAGATGATATAATCTTCTTACCAATCAATACAATCGTACCAGAACAAATAAACCCTGCTATGATAGGTGGTATAGCAGCAGTATTCTGGCTTCGTCCCTCTGGTTGTAGAACACTTGGTCAAATGTATAAGAAATACGAGAAGAAGATCACTGATGAATTACGTAACAAGATAATCACGAAATAATTTATGGGGGCATTTAGCCCCCATATTATTTTTTATTCTCATATAGATATTATTAATAAGGACAAGGAAACCAGTCATTTGTCCAAAATAAATTAGAGGAGGAAATGATATGAATCAGTATCTAATTATGATCGACTTCGACAATTCCTTTGGTGACTTAACAGTTATTAGAGCAAAGGATTTCACTGAAGCAATCTCTATATTTAAGGAAGAGAGGAAGAAAGACTCGTGGATCATCAAAGATTCTAGTCGTGATGAATGGGACTATTGGGAAGAATTGATGGACTGGGTTGTTGATGAACAGACCCCAGAGTATCATAAGTATCACAACAGAGGTGTTTCGATTATCATATATAAGATTCCATCCGGTTCTTATAATCTGATTGCAAGATATGGTGATGACAACAGATATGATATGTTCAACTTCATAAACAAAGGACGCACCATATAAGGGAGAAAGAAAATGATTAAAGAACTTAAAGAAATATCAGACATCTCAAGATTGTCTGATCTGATCCCGGTTAATCAGATAAAGACCTTCGTCAAATCGAAAGCCTTCTATAGGGTTAATATAAGTCCTATAAGATGGCGAATCGAACATCTGTTGAAGGAATTCTTTAGAATGGATCTGACAGCATTCTATACCTCATACAGTGTGTATGATACGGACAGTGTTCTCCAGACGGATGTCGATCTTGATACAATGACAGACATGTCGTCAATGATCATGTATCGAAATACTCCTATATGGTTAGAGACAGATACGTATGAAAAAGACAATGCTCAAGGAAGACAAATTGTTCGGAAGTTCTTCTATTTCAAAACGATAAACATTCCTAAACATAAAGAGATGATGACAGAGTTTCTTGATAGACTCCTGAAGTTATCCGATAAACAGGCTGCAAATGGATGGGGTGGTAATGTATCATTTGTCGCTAACCCAGAGAATTACAGAGGATGTCTTACAAACTACAAACTCAGATCTTTTGAGAACGTGTTTGTCAAGAAGGAAATAAAAGATCAACTGATTACCGCCTTAGAGAATTTCAAATCAAAAAGACAGTGGTTTGCTGATAACATGATTCCTTATCATTTTGGAATTATGATATATGGATCCCCCGGCTCTGGTAAATCAGTATTAGCCCAGGCGATAGTAAAATACATGCATGCTGATTTACATGTTCTTTCTGGTGATTGCATCTTTGAACTCCCTACTGTTATGGGTAGAGATATCCCGTTCAGCACAGCATCACCAGATTCATATCGTGTCATCCTTGTTGATGATATCGATTGTGGATTTGATAAGAAAAATAAACATGATGTAGGGGACACACCCGTTAGGATTGATGATAGAGAGAATGGATTGGCTGGCCTTCTCGATTGTCTTGATGGTATGCATGCTCCGACAAACTGTATCTATATATTCACAACGAATCATATAGAGAAGCTTGATCCGGCATTAATTCGTCCCGGTAGAATCGATCTCAAGATCGAACTTAATGACATCTGTGATGAGACATTCACAATGTTCTGTGAAAGACATTTTAACAGAACACCTGACATCAAGATTCGTAATGGTATAACCTTTGCGGAGCTTCAGTGTAAACTGATCGAAGGTTACTCTTACGAGGACATAATTGAATATGTTAAGGAGGATTAAATTATGACAAAAATAGTATTGGGGGTCGGCCTCACCGTAGTAGCAATCGGAATAAGTTGTTACGTTCTCAGTAAGAAGAGTAGTACAACATATGCAACAATAACTAAACTGGAGGCTGAAGCAAATGATTATAAGAAAGATGGAAAAGATTGATGGTACTGAGACGTACGACAAGTTCGAACGCATCGAAGGTCATGCATTAAGAATAAACTATATGAAACCTCTGCTAGGATTGAAGTTCGAAATAGAGTGCTCTGCTGATGAGTTGTATTGGCTTATGGAAGATCCTAAGATGGGATTGAGACGTAAGTTCAATAGAAACTTTGAAGAGAGTTTCGGCTTCTATATAAGAACAACATTAATGTGAGAATATAAGCGGTGTTTATAACAGCACCGCTTTTTCTTTTATTTCAAATATATATTATTATTATGCACAACACGGAATTATATTTCCAATGTGCTAAAAAGAAAAAAGAAAAAGGAGGTCTCCATCATGAGAGACGTAAAAATTGGCAGAACAAAAGAAATCACAAAAAAAGCTATCAAATACGCAAAAAGCGTTGGTATAGCTATAGAAGAATCATCCAAAAGATCAAACCCTCATCATGTAAGCATCATACTTACTGATGGTGATAAGATCGACTACATCAACCCTATCCGTTTTGCTGTTGGAACGGACAGGTTTATTCGCATATACGAGATAGCAAGATCGTTTGGTTTTGCTGGTAAGCAGACGATCAAAGCACTCGTAGATAGTTTCAACGAGTTAGATGATCAGTATAAAACTGAGCTGATGGCTTGTTGTTGGACATCGGTCCAGCCAGCCGACGTCATCAAAATGTTTTACGATCATGCGATCGCGCAGATTGATGCGAATCGTATTGACATCGGAAACGAAATCAACAGAAAATCCCTATTCAACCTCTGGTGGTCACTCGGTCACTATAGAGGTTTAAAAGCATTCTTCGTAGATCAGTGGAGTGAAGTTCTTACTGAGTTACGGAGAATTAGAGGTCTTGAGGAAAAGGCTGGAACAGCTCCGGTTATTCCGATAGCCTCAGCAGAATTCAATCCTTGCATGACTTGTAGGAAATGCAAGGTTGATTCATATGGCATGCGAGTTTGTAAAGCATGCAATATTGAAATTCCAGAGGATATGACCGTAGGAGAAGTTAACAGACTTTATCCAAAAGCAACCATCCGGAATTTCGGAGAGCTCTCAAGCTCATATATCATGTTCAATCCCGGAGAATGTGATTTCTACAAATCCAGGATTGGAAAAGAAAAGAAGATGACCGACTTAACGGTTATTAAAGAAAGCATCTAACAATACTACGAACAGGAAGGTATAGTGTTTAATACGGACAAGTATACTCACGTCCTAGCCAGTGCACAAACTGGTGGGGTATCTTCAAACAATGAGAAAAGATTTAATGGGGGCGTACAAGCCCCTACAAATCTTTTTTCTTTTGTTATATAAATATAGTACCGAACGCTTTCATAACGTGATATATGAAAGGAGGACTATATATGCCACGTGATGAAAAACAACCAGTACATTTCGATTTACCTGATAATGATTCAGTAGAACTCATACCTTGGGCATTCGTTGTTGACAAGTGTGAGACTATACTTGCTGGTGTAATCGATAGCATCAACTCAATAGAAGCTGATGTAACAAGAATAGACAACAAAGTCAAAGAATGGCTTGAACAAAACTAAAGAAAGAGGTGAAACCAAATGGCAGGTAATTCAATGGAAAGAATATTCCTTTTTTTGAATCAGGGTATGTCTCGTCTCGCTAATATCGTGAAGACATTGGCGGATGACATCGTACAGCTTGAAAGCATCGGTGGTGGTGGCTCTGCTTCAATCGAAGATTATGAATCAAATAAGACATATAAGAGAAACACACTTCTCGTTGATACGAATACAGAAACGGTGTATCGTGTATGCTGTGAAACAGAATACACGTCGGTTACTGTTGATGATGATAGAAGAGCTGGTAATTTGAAACTCGTTGGTTTCGAATCCGCGATCGTTACACTCGATCACTCACCAACACAAGCAGAAATCGATGCGCTTCCACAGGATACACTCGTTGCGATATATTCATCTTCTACATCACCATATCAACCAGTTACACAAGAAGATCATGTTGTTAATAACAATAACAACACATAACATACTATTTCACCAAAGGAGGTGATACACAATGTCCGATATTTACTTATACAAAAACAGAATGTGGAAGGTGATGTATAACTTCACATACACTGGTTCCATAGAACAATTCACTTTACCAGCTGGAGAATATCTCTGTATCTGTAAGGGTGCTAAAGGTGGTTTATATCAGAACTACTCACCACATCAAAACCTCGGTGGTACTTCATATGGCATACTTCATCCAAATGCACCGATCACACTATACGCCGTTGTTGGTGGAGATGGTGGTAATGGTGGTGGAGATGGTTCTTGGGGTACTAAATATGGACATGGTGGATTCAATGGTGGTGGTAATGGTGGTAAAGGTGCACAAAAAGACAACTATCGTGGTGGTGCCGGTGGTGGTGGGGCATCTGATATCAGACTCAGCGGATTACCACTTACAACGGAAAAAGTCAGAACCGTTGATGACTATATGAGTGTTAATAATTATGAATTAACATACATCGAATCAGACGGAACCCAATGGCTTAATTTAGGAATTGTTTCACCATGGACAAAGATTGAAGTTGTTTGTGAAATAACCGACACAGCACAACCAACTTATTCGGCTCTATTTGGTACAAGATATACCAATTCGTCAAATCAACTCGTGCTGTATACGAGGTATAGTAGTTCTAATACGAAAATAGGCATCGGCTATGGTAATAATGAAAGTAGTTTTAACAAATCAATCCCTCGAAATCAAAAGATAAAAATAATATATGACAAAGGCACTGTTTCTTGGTATGATATGAATGGTGATCTGATTGATTCTGCGACAAATACTGCATCAACGACTGGTTTATATTATCCATTATATCTTTTCAATGTTAACCACCAGAATTCCACAAAATCATCATCAAATCCAAAACCATACTGTGATTGGTATTCTAGTGCTAAGATATATTATTTAAAGACATATGATGATGGGGAATTAACAAGATGGTGTGTTCCATGGACTAATACATCAGACCCCGATTATCCTTACATATCTCCGAGTGATGCTGGATTATACGATCTCGTCAATGATGTCGTGTACGATGCTAAGAATATCGAAGGTGTTAATAGATTCGGTTTCGGAGAATATGTCGCAGAAGGATTTAAAACAGAATATCATTATTGGGAACCAAACGAAGAAGTTCTCAATACCAGAATAATGGTTGCTGGTGGCGGAGGCGGTGGACAGGGTGTACCAAACGATGCCGTGAACGACTTCACCGGATTTGGTGGTGGTGTAACAGGTGGCTATCCATTTACTCTTTCCTATACATGGGAATCATCACAAACGAAAGGTAATAAATTCGGAATTGGTGGAAATGCACCAGACAAAGTTACGGAACGTAATAACAAAAGCTACAGTGCCGAAGGACTAAGCGGTGGTGGTGGTGGTTGGTACGGTGGATTTACATCCTTTGATGTAACAATAAACAGGACAACTAATACCATGGACAATGGGGGTGGTGGTTCGGGATATATCTTAACCGAATCATCATATAAACCAACGGGGTATTTGGATGGTTATGATTATTCCGATCTATACTTTTCAGATACATTCATGAGTTGTGGTAGTGCTGAAGAATCATGTATCATAATATGTAAACCAACCCAAGAATACAATGCCGGTGACAGAATCATATGTGACTGTATTGGTGAGGGTGAACGATTCCCACTCATTAAAGGCAATTATACAGTTACATGTTATGGTGGTGATGGTGGATCACGTAACTATGCGTCATCTGTTGGTCGTGGTGGTTTTGCCATGGGAACATTCACTAATCCAATCAATCAAGATGCTTTTGTTTATGTTGGTGGAAGTACATTTCCTGCAAACAAAGTTCGAGATGATGCTGTACAAACAATGTTTCCTACCATAGGATTCAACGGTGGAGGTGCTGTCGGTGGTGTCAGTGATACCAAATTAATTGGCACCGGTGGTGGTGGTGGAACTGATTTGAGAATTGGTGAAGATTCACTTTATTCAAGAATCATTGTTGCTGGTGGTGCTGGAGGACAAGGACAGCTTTCATCAACAGGTGGTGCCGGTGGTGGTACAACTGGAGGTAACTATAATGGAAGCCATGGTACTAACGGTGGACCCGGTACACAAACAACCGCAGGTACAAGCAGCGACTATCCCGCCATAAATGGCGGTTTCGGCTATGGTGGAAATGGAATCTGCCGTGAATCCGGTTTTGGAGGATCCGGTGGTGGTGGTTGGTACGGAGGATCCGGTACTAGAGCGGATAACAGTGGTGATGATGACAGAAGTGGATCTGGTGGTTCTGGATTTGTTTTCACAAATGGTGCGACAGTTCCAACGCATTACAAGCTCGATTCAAGTTATTGCATGACAGGAACAACACTAACCCAAGGTGGTAATAATTTGCCCAAAGGCGTCACGAAGTTGATAGTTGATATCAATAGTATTTCGAGTGTTTTATTCCTTGTAGAAGATTCATATGGCTATAAATATTTTGACAATGATGACGAGGAATGGAAACTATTAAATGTATCAACCCTAACACCAGAAATATTTGAACAATACGGTGTTTATATGTATTCGTCTGATACGGGTCTTGATGATGAATATCATATCATTACATATGATCCTGATAATATTGTAAACACCGCAAATATGTATGTCGTTCCACCAGAATTAACCATAGAAACCACATACTATACAAGAAGGGCTATTACTAAATATATCATCGATATGGATATAGATCCAGAGACAACAACTTTTGTTGTTGATGAAGAACATAAGGGTGTTGGTGATGAATCCCGTGTTGAATTTACTATGAAATGTAATATGACTGACGTTCCTGACAAGGATTTCAGATTGTATTGTATTTATGGTTATACAGCGCAGGGAGGTTCTGTATATCATGAACCTGTTCCACCAAAACCACCAGTTCAACCAAAACAATATCTGTTGCATGTCGGTGTTGGTACGACTTTCCCTTCAAGATATAAAACATATATGCGTGGTTACATTGGTGAAAGTACTGCAATCACATCTGTTGATGCTGGGGTAAGTTGTGAATCTAACCGAAATATCTATACATGTTCATTGTGTAATAATACTTTATATAGAATCACTAAACTGAATCTCATATCTAATACATCATATCAGATAAAGGATATAACAAAATCAAATCTTGGTTCATATCCTCCGGGAGATATCAAAGTTGATGATAAGTATATCTACTTCGTTGGTGCTCTCAATGATGGTACTCGTGAACTCAAAAGAACGCCATTGGATCCCAATGATCCAACAGTTTCGACATATACCCATGGTAGTGACAATAACAAAAATTTTAATGCTGTTGGTAAGATGGAATGGTTGGATGACACACATCTAATAATTCTTTATCATCAAGGATTCACAGTGTTTGATACAAAGGAATACACATTTACTGATATGCCATCCGGTGGTGTATTGAATGCTGGAAGTCGTGATATGGCAGTTGGTAAAAAACATGCTATTGTAACACCAACAACTGCATCAACGAATCTTGTTATTTGTGAATTGGCAACGAACACATGGTCAACATTATCATCAACCGGACAATCACTGAACTTGTCACAATTGGTTGCTTGTTGTTATGGTGACGGATATTTCTATTTGACTCAAAAGAACTACATCTACATCATGGATGATGAAACTCTTGAAATAGTTCAGGTAATCACAACACCATACACAGATCAAACACCAAAACTAATCATGTACTCAAATCAGAATCTGTTTATCGTGATGCAGAATGATCATCTTGCATATATTTATGACATCCAGAGTGATAAATTCGGTGCAACAAATATTCCATTTACTATAGATGACTGGTCTGCTAGTGCATGGGTTCGTGGTTGTGCATATCGTGGTTATATGTTCTTACCAAATATGAAACTGTTTACGGTTAACTTCACTGAATATGCTAAATATGATATTGGTTATGTAAATGATCAATTCTTGATGGCTACTAATTCAGTTAATGTTGAACATCAAACATACACATATGATGAAAGGTTTGTAACATTCACCGAAGATAATATGTGGATTCATCCTGGATATATAACAAGGACACTCAACACATATGACACCGATATGAAGTATGCTACGTTTAATAAGAATGAATATAACAAATATCTGAGTCTGGATACAACACATGAGGAAGAACCAATTCCTCCCGAACCAGAACCAGAATAAGAAAGTGAGGCGATATAATGGATTACAAATGTCCGCATGATGAGACAATAGAACGTGCCATGAAGTTCGTCGATAATATGAAGGGAACCCATCCAGGTATATCAAATCTTTATGTGTTTACTTCCATTGATAAAGATGGAAACGTTGTTGATGAAAAGTATGGTATGAATCTCATCACCAATTACGGATTTCAACGATTCTACACTGATAATAGTGCTACCAGTTTTGATGGTGGATCGTTGAATCTGTATGTCGGAACTGGTGGTTCTACCGCGGTACCAGCTAAAACTGACACAGCATTGTTTAATGCCGCATTCAATGGTACTGCTGCAAACAAGACGAACTCGTCTGGTGGTAAATCACCATCAATAGTAAAAGCTTATAATTATCCAATCTATTTCAGTAGAAGTGAGACTGCTGGTCGTGGTATCGTAACACTCATATCGAGATTTATGATAGCATATTATCCAGCAAACATTTCTGGTTATGAGGGTATGACTATTCGTCTTGATGAATACGGTCTCGGAACTGCATACAACGCATTGTTTACTCATTCCCGTATATACGATCAGAACGGTACTCCGACATACATGGAGAAAAAGGATGATCATGAATTATGGATTACGGTTTATATGTGTTTATCATTCATTGAAGAAGTTATACTCGATGGATGGAATCACAATAGATTCGTTGCTATAACGCAAAATAATATCATGTATTCTCGAATGGGTTGGAACAACTCTTGTTACGTATATAAGAGAGGTAATAAGAAAGTTTCACCGGCAAGTATAACAGAGCAACATATCGACACAACAAGTGCTGATAGATATAAGCTATCCATGAAAGCTGCCGAATGGACAATGTATGATGGTTCTGACAATAACCAGGGATACTTTGATGGATTCATGTTATCAACCGATGGTTTCTTGGTTGTCGAACCACAGTTCTTAACAGAACCAGAGAACGTAACATATACGAATCTTTGGAGTAAGGATCCAACAACATATACCGGATTTGCGGATAAGTTTGGTATGTATCCTGATCCTGTGTCGGGTTACACAAAGGAACAATGGCCTCAACTTACTCAATTTACAAATGCAAAAGCATATCTGTATGATTGGAAGACACATGATTGGACCTGTGAAATAGATGTGTATAATCCGGATGCTAAATGGTATGATGAAACACCAGCACAAACAGAATCTGCATTACCAATATACTACTACAATGCGGGTACAATGAAAACCGGATATCTATATCAGAATCTCAGACCTGATGATCCGATATTGAGTGTTACATCCGGTGCTGTATCGTTGTATGTAACAAACAAGTATTGGCTGCCTTCTTCAACTAATGACAATACTGATCCTGATGAAGGATGGGTTTGGCTTCGCGACTATTCAAATATACCAGCAAACTGCAGATCTGCAAGATACTGGATATCCAATACCAAGTCAGATAGTTTGAAATTCGTTCGTGCTTCAGACTGTTTCAAACTTCTTGAGAAGGGGACGAATGTTACTGGTTATGCATCGTATGAAGAGGGAGAATTCCCGATGGTAAATGGTGCTGCCGAACAGTGTGACAACTATGATTATGGTTGGTTCAAACGCGGTAATACCGTTTATGTTCCTGCTCAACATAGAGTCTACAACAACATCGGACCGTCAACATCAGAAACGATGACATATGGTAGATGGATGATTATATTCGGAAACAGTTCTAATAGCAGTATAACGGTTGCTGATATGAGTGCAACGGCTTCGTCCGGCATTCTCAATCCATCAACATTACAACTCAATTTCACAGCAACGAATATCAATACTTTGACAGGTACATATCGTACTGAGTCTGGTACAGGTTATATCTGTATTCAATCAATAGCAACACAAGAAGCTATTATACTTGATCTAACTGGTTCAAGTATTGTACAGATATTGAAACCTTGGAAGATGTCGTGTTGTGTTTGGGGTACTAATACAGCAGCTTACATAACAACCACAACCGGTGATGATTATGTCTATATCAGAAATCTGGTAAATGATACACAGTATGGTTCACCCATACCATTCCCGTCTGGTACAACATCGGTACCAATGTTGTTTGCTCATACTGATTATGTATGGATGGCTGGTCCATCATTAGGTGCTGTTGCTGAAATATCAACTGGTGCAACTCAAGCAGCATCTGTTTCATCGATTTATGACTCGTCAAATTTGTATGCCACAAAGATGACTTGTGTTGATGAGGTATTCATTATCTACAGATATAACAATATAACCATATCAGATGCTACGTATATTCAACTGAATGATCCAACATCAGGTTCTGCCATGACAGACTTCAATAGATCAAATGATCGCCGTGGAAGTTATATTAGTATCTTCCTGCGTTACGTGAATAAGTATCAAGCAAGTGGTGCTGATCATGCTGGACTGGCTCTCGTTATTGTTAGATCTTGGACAAATACTTCTAGTCAACCGTCCGGTGCTGATAATAATCTATATGACTTCGGTCAATATCTGACTCGCAGTCCGAAGAGTATTGACGGTATTGCACAATTGTCACATGCTACGGATAATAACATGACAGGATATATCATGTATGGTGGTAGTATCATATATCGAGTAAGAACTAAGATACCGATTCCGAATCTCATGCCAATCAAGTTACTTGGTAAGACAAGGACAATCACCGCAACAAACAATATCAAACATATGTCAGACAAGTCATGGTTGATATCATTTACCAATGATCCTCTGTGGAGTGGTAAACCACCAGGAAGACCTGTCGCAACAACAAATGGTGATGGTGAAATCACTGAATGGAACCCATAATCAAACAAATCCCGTGGTGGGTAATCCACCACGGGAATATAATAATAAATAAGGTAAATAATACCGGAGCTTTACGCTCCGGATTGATATAAATTTAAAGGAAGTGACATTATGGAAATTGATAAAAACTTAATTGATTTTGAAGGTGTCAAGAATTTCAAAAAGAATAATCCACAATTCAAACATGATAACATCTATGTTTGTCAGTCTGTTGATATGGATGGTAACATTGTTGATACTAAGTATGGTGCGAATATTGTTACCGACTATGGTCTCAATAGAATGATAGTTGATGGTTATTATGTTAGCACCAGCTTGAACATGTATCTCGGTTCAGGTGATACTGATCCAACGTATGGACCAACAGATTCACATTCATTGAATTCATATATATCCGCATTAGGTGGTAAAGGTTATTCTAATTATTGGTCTATTGCTGATAAAAACAGTGTCAATTTTAGTGCTTTCGAATATGATCCAGTGACAAAGGTTCAATCAACATCACAACCAATCGCGCGGTATATGTGGGACTATACTGATGGTAGTAACCAATTGTATACAATACGCGAAATAGGCCTAGCGCATTACAATGATGGTGTTAATAAAATATCAATGCATGCATTGATATATGATTCATTAGGTCAGAAATCATATATCGAAAAGAAACCAAATACAAGATTATTCATAACTTATTATGTTACATTCGGTGTATCTTTTGCAGATGTTCCTTCATTATATGACCAAGGTGTATATGTATATTCGAATGCACTCCATGGCCATCCATACAAAAACAGGGAATATAGGTATTTGGGTTGTATCATGAGATGCAATTGTTATAAGACCGGTCAAAACAGTTGGTATTCTTTCGATAACACCTATAAAGGTGGAAGTGATTACACATTTTATAGGGACAGTTCGGATGTGCAACGTATAAGAGGTGGCATATGGGCAACGTCTGAACAATACTCCTTTTTCTGGGAAGATCCCGGAATGTACTCTAGTGGATTTATTATTACAAATCAATATTCAAATCTTTCAAGTCAATCTATGGAATCACTAACAGACCTTACGACCGATGGCCTAAATAGTAATGGTGGCGGATGGAGTATGGTGTCATATGAAAGAATGTCCGAGCCTGAAGAACTTGAGACATTCTATGCTACACCATATGCTTCGAATGATATATTACCATATGATTCAAGTTACAACTATGACGCAGCCAGAGTTGATTGGAACTATAGAGAGCTTCAATATAATTTTGGTATATGTAATCCATATTCACCAGTAGAATGGGTTCCTACATCCGGAGGTTCTTATGAGCCTTCCAAATATTGGGAACGTGGTGCACATTTACCATGCACTAATTTCGATATAACCGAACTCAACATGTATAATCATATAACCAAGGATTATGATATCGATATTGATTATACATCAGATCCAGATTTCGAATACATGGATCATTATCCCAGAAGATCATATGCCAAACAATATGTACATTTTGATGGTGTTGATAAATGGGTATATGCTTTCACATTCCCGAGAAGTTATGGTAATATTACTAAATTCAGTAATACGGGTATAACAATATGTGCAACTGATGCATATTGGGATCCTTCAACATATGAAGCTGGTAGAATAACTGATTTAACAAACATACCGGTTGAATTACAGACGAAAAGATACTATGTTATCACATCTGGTGATGTTCAAAAATTGTCACTGTCATACACTGGTTGGAATAATAGACATAAGATTGTATTACCAAGTTCAAAACAAGCATATGAATTTCCAAGGGCCCTTCAATCACCAGATTTCTATAATAGTGATGATTATGATTATAACTACAGATATTATGTTGGTTGTAAACCAATCATAGATCAGACGAATGGGTTCTTTGTTACTCCAGATAAAATAATTTATCTTGATTCGGATAATGATCCATCTAATGCCGTATCATATCCAATCAGTATTCAGGATTATTCGAGTAGACTCTCTCGTCTCCGTAGATACCTAACGGAAGATGGTGACAAGCTTTTGATTTTCAATGGTTGGTATGGCTATTGGAATGGTTCTTGGAGAAAAGAGTCACGAACAACAGCTAAGAATCATTTCGTTATATACACAATAACCGATAAGAATACCACACCGACCGCTGTTGAATATGATTTGACATTCCAAGATACATCAAGTATGGATAATGATACATATCATAAATATACTTGGACCAGAAAAGGTTTCCTTGTTGCTCAGAAGCAAATCGGTGGTGATGAAGCAGTCATTGTTGATGTCTATGGTGATCAAGCTTCTAACTATGAACCAACACAACATTCTATCTTAAACTCAAAACATTGTTTCGCACTTGATTTGACGGAGAATTGTGTCTACTACGATCCTGTTGAATCCGACGGAACTGCTTTCTTGTTCAAAATCTATGATATGAAAAACAGAACAGTCATTGATACATTCACAATCGATGATTCAATCGCCTATACTATTGAAGGCATTTATGGATGGCGTGAATTCATATATGTTCAGGTTATTGCAAATTCTACACGTTCAACATACCTTTACAATTCAAACACAAATATGTTACAGAAACTGAATTCGAATTTCTGGTTTAGTCACGTCGCAGGAACGAGTATGTATAGCTGGGGACATTATGTTGCTATTGAGGATTGTTTCGTATGGTGTCGTGGTAAAGGTAGTTCCGGGAAAGTAATAGTTATTCGTGCAGATGATCCAACGAATTACCATCATCTTTACAATAGTACATTTGTTTCCGATAGTTGTCATACTTATGCATATTATCCATGCATCGGAACATGCAATGATGGAAAACAATTAATACTCACGTATATAACTTATGGAAAATTTACTGCCGTTGTTGATCTTGGTTTGTTCCTTGATCAAGGAGAAATAAGACATGCAACATGTGCCAGTGATTCTACTTTGGGATATGATAGATGTTGTGTGTCGTATCATGGCTATAACGATGCAGACCCATACGTTGATGGAAGCGTGTTCCCATTCAATGACGGTATAATATCTTTGTCCGCAAATGCTTATAATGGTGATCATTGGAGTAAGTATGGTAGAATGTGGTGGCAACCCATTGAGTGTAAATTACCGTTACATATGAAAGGAACAACATACACAATCAATGCATATAATGATCCGATAAAATGGTGGGGTAAAGGCGGTAGTTACAGTTTCACCAATAACATTGATAAATACAATAACAATGGGGAGTGATAATATATGGCAAATATATTTCGTTCCAAAGAAGTATACAAGAGAGTCGATAAGAATGAATCTTCTTACGACAGAGATGTTCTTATTCCCGTGGGTGAACCTGCAAAACCAGATTCGGAATATGGTATATATGTGGCCGGTGAATATCGGCCACCATATTACACCGATGGATTAACAATACTTGGATTCAGTTCTGAACATGTTCATGTTGTTGATTATACCACCGACTATAAGAATACAACAAAAATGCCCACAACAATTGCATTTGGATTTTCGTCACCCACGTGTACGTTTGACTCAATTCGTTATACAAAAGAAGCATACACCGTTTCACCAACACCAACAACCGTGGCATTTGGATTTTCATCACCACCATGTACATTTGATGCATATCGATATGGTCGTGACTATAAAGATGTCACACCAACACCAACAACAATTGCATTTGGATTTTCATCACCACCATTATCATTCTCTTTCAAAAGAAATGTTACTGATGAACTGATTAACCAACCAGAACCGGGAATACAATTGGAAGGTATCTCATCGGATCCCGCAATTGTAACGAATGTAATATAGTAAAGGAGTTGATATAAATGGATGAAATGAATTTCAAACCATCCAATGAACAATTACCCGAAATCCTCCAGAAATTCGTAAAGAATAATCCCAATAAAAGATATGATAATTTGTATCATCTAAAGACGGTCGACAGAGAGGGTAATATCGTTGATGAAGCAGTTGGTGCGAATGTAATGACAGACTGGGGTCTTTCTGATCTATACGAGGCAAATACATATTTTACGTGGAGCAACATGTTCCTGTATCTGGGATCCGGAAGCACACAACCAGATCACACCAGTAGCTCGTTGACGAGTATTATTAGTGCATTGGTGAGTAGTACGCGAGAAAGTTATGGTTCTGATGATAGTTATTATGCATATTCATATGATTCATCAACGAAGATCTGGTCAGTGACTTACAGAGTTCTGCAAGAGCGTTGGGACTATACCGCCGGTGGTAATAATTCATATGATATATATGAATTGGGTATTGGAAGAAGTACATCATATTCATCATATCAATCACAATTTCTTACTCATTCATTAATATATGACGAACACGGTGTTCAAACACACATAACAAAATCACCAAATACAAGACTGTATGTGACGGTTTATCTTAAAGCATCAATATCTGTTAAAGATATACCTGGATTATTTGAGTCAGGTAAATTCTTGTATGTAAAACCAAGGATGGCAATGAGACACGTAGATCAGGGTAAATTTTATTTTTGTCCGGTTATACGTTGTGAAAATGAGATGTTGTATGGATATGGTAATAATGGTGTGACGATAAGCAGATATTCATTTTCAAATACAGCTTCTGGTTCTGGTGGAATTGTTACCCATAACAAGGGTATCGATTCCAATAACAATACTTGGTTCTGGCAAGACAATTACCTATATACACCGGGTTTCCTAATCACTGATTATGAAAGATATACTTATTCGTCCAGCAGCTCTGCGTATTCTTTTAACAGTTCATATTATAAAGCTGGTGATAAGTTTGCAATGTTCACACTTGACAAAATGCCAACACCGGAATTATTGGTGTCAGATTATGCATATATAAATGACTTATCGACATTATTCGATATTGATACAACAACATATACTGGTACCGAAATAAACACAATGGATCTAATCCGATTAAATAATAATTTTGGATTAAATACACATCCGAGAATAGATGAACCAGAAACATCCAGTGATAAGTACAGATACGGTTGGAAAAGACCTTATGGAACTTTTCCATGTACGGATTTTCATATAACGGATTTATCATTATACAATTATCAGACAAAGCAGTTTGATATACCTGTTGATTATTACGATAATCCGAATAAAGAATATCTTGATATTCAGAACAGATTGTATATTTCGTTATATGTTAATTTTGAAGGATCGGATCAAACGGTATATGTGTTCATAAACATGTATCTATATGACAATTCAACAAACCCACCAACACAGCGTGTTATCACAAGCTTTAACAATTCATCTATGACACTATGTGCAACCGACGAATACTGGGATCCATCAACATATGAAAAGATCCCAGATTTAAGCAACGTTCCTGCAAGTCTTGGAAGTAAGAGATATTACATTGTAACAGCGGGTACTGTTGCACAACTTAAACCAAGATACTATGATACGAAAACGAACGCAAATCGATTCATAATAAACCATGATTGTCATTACATAATCCCATCAACTTACAATGATAACCCATATGAGATGACTTTGGATACAAATCCATTATTCCCAAAGCAAATTCCTAGCACACCAAAAACTGAAAGTTACAACCCTGGTTCAGATTATGGCGGTAATAGTAGTGGTGAGGGTGCTAAAATGGATGAAGCAAATAAGTCAGCTGGCTGTAAACCGATATTCGATCAAACAAACGGTTGGTTCTTGACAGACTATATGCTTGTATATCTCAATAAGAATAAGGAATGTACTTATTATGATATGACAATGGATGATGGTACTGTTGGTTGTCGTTGTCGTCGATATAAAACTGCCAACGGTGATAAGATATTAATGTTTAAGGCATATCATTCAACTGTTGTATCAACGCAAACACCGCGTGATACAACATATGTGAACTCTAAGAATGATTTTACTATATTCACATTAGTAGATAAAAACACAGCACCAACAAGAGAGGATTTGTCATTGATAATGTCATCAACAACAAGTCTCAGTACATCAGGAAACTATCATTCATACTCGTGGACTGACAGAGGATATCTTGTTGCACAAAGAAGAGCTGGCGCTAATGAATTTGTAATAGTCGATGTTTATGGTGATGGAACAAATGCAACACAAACATTGATATCAGATGCAAAACATGCTCGTGCTGTAATAGATACAACTTATTGTGTTTATTATGATAACATTGAATCTTCTGACAAACATTATATATTCAAAATATATGACATGAGTACCAATAATGTTATTGATTCATTCGAGATTGCAGATGGTTCATCATATACAATCAATGGTGTATTTGGTTGGAGAGATCATATATATGTATCAACAACCCTTAACTCAGTAAAGACCACATATTATTACAATATCGACACGCACGCTCTACAGTCTACCAGTAGCACCTACATGAACTTCTGGGCATCAACAAGTATTCCATTCTGGTATTATGATACTTTATCATATGATAATTTCCTCATAATTACTGATATCGGTTATACAAGAACTGCTCGTATCATATATGAGGATGATCCAACGACACTCGTTCCATTGTTCGATTCTTCCACAATATACTCACCATCGGGTTCTTCTTATAATATTCCGAATAGTTGTATATGGCCATCTATAAATCTGATGAACAATGGTAAGAGTTTAATACTCACATTGCATCATTGGTATACGATGGTGTGTGTTGATTTCGGCTATATCCGTGATAAAGAAGAAGGAACGATACGACATATTCCATATGACCATTATGGTTTACGTATTTCACGATGTGAATTAGATGGCTGTGTATTCCCATTCAATGACGGAATTATTATAGAGATGGGTGCCACGAGAAGAACTAGTGGTGGTTATTATTATGAATCACCGTTGTGTGGTCGTTGGTATTGGTTACCGCTTGAATGTTGTCTCCCTCTTCATATGGAAGGTTATACAAACACCATAAATTCTTATAACCAACCAATCAACTTCGGTATTACAAAGAAACTATCATGGAAAGCAACGAACTTGTATTCAAACATTCCATCATCAGAATGATTGGAGGAATGATATATGGCAAATATATTTCGTTCCAAAGAAGTATACAAGAAAGTCGGTAAACAGGAATCATCATATGATCGTGATGTCCTTATTCCCGTTGGCGAGGATTTCAAACCAGATTCGGAATATGGTATATATGTGGCCGGTGAATATCGGCCACCATATTACACCGATGGATTAACAATACTTGGATTCAGTTCTAATCCTGCATTGATTGTTGATTATACATCCGAATATAAATATCCCACTGCTGATGAAGGATCATTCATATATGATTTCGATGTGACTGGTAGTGCGTTTGACATTGAGAGGTATGAAAGGGAGTATATCACCCTTCCTCCAGATGAAGGATCGTTCATATATGATTTCGGTGTGACTGGTAGTACGTTTGACATTGAGCGTTTCCAGAAGGATTATGAATATCCTCCCGCTGATGAAGGATCATTCATATATGATTTTAATGTGGTAACAACTGCAACGCGTGTTGAACAGAGTCGTTGGTATGATACATTAATCAACCAACCCGAACCAGGTATTCAACTCGAAAGCATAACATCAGATCCAGCAGTAATAACAAACGTAGTATAAAGATAATCGGGGGCATATGCCCCCGATCATTCTTTCTTTTATTTGATTATATTGATAACTATGTCATCATCATCCATTACAAACATTTCCGGAACATATCTTTCGAGCTCGGATTTACCCTTGGCATCCTTTAACATATCTTCCAGACTCTTCCATTTCTGGACAATTGCCTGTGTATTTGCGTCCTTATAGTTACCACCGGTCTTATTCTTTTCGTCCGTATACCAACCCTTGAACTTCATCCATGCAACATTGTCATGTGCTTCCATCTGTTGAATTACATGTGAGATGTAGATGTTGTTATCCATACTGATTGCTTGAACTGGTGTATGTACACTTGTAATGCGATTGAAGTATGACTTAACAATCAATCTCAATTCATTAATCGTGTTTGTTGCAAGAGATTGGTTATACAACTTAACATCGAATTCCAATTGAATATTGAGATCCGGCCAGAATCTGTCGGGATCATCCACATCGATATCAGATGAATATGAGTGTGGTTTACCGTATGTCGCAATGAGTTTGCAATCCAGATAGTTGTTACCCTCGAGACGATTGAATATAACTGGTTCGAGAGCATTATGAACTGTTGTGAATGATGTGATGAAATCTTCAAAACGATCCGAATTCATCAATGAATATTCAACAAACGGAACAAGCTGGATCGTAATACCTTCATGGATATTAACACCCTTGAATGCATCATTTACATTACGAGGATATGCATTGAATGTTTGATAGATTGACTCCCAATCAAGATCAACATGTTTCAATTCATACCAAATGTTTTCAACCCATGCTTCACCGGGTGAACCCTTAACCCAATTATCTCCAATGGTCTTTCTCCAATACTGTGTTGGATCCCATGGATCTGGTTCTTCTGTTAAAAGAACATACACTTCCTCTTCCGGATCATAAGAAATTATCGTATCGAATGTTTCATCCAGTTCATCAAACCAAGCAGGTCTTCCGAATCTGCTCATGACAGAATTGTATCTTGTGAAGTATCCGTCAATAACAGTCTTCATCACACCACATGTTTCAATGAACTTCTGGAATGATGCATCTGCATATTCTGTTGGATTGATTATTGTATTGACATCATGAGTCATATTATATGCATACTCAGTGAGATAGTACATATTATATGGATCACTCGCATTATATTGAGATACTGCAAACATGTCATCATACAACTGCTGCTGTTCAGGTGTAGGCATTGATGTATCACCAAAGTCAACAACAGAACGCATCTCTTTGATTTCCTGAAGCAGATCAACATCATCGAGCATATATTCATCCACAAGACGATATCCTTTATATTCACCATTGTCATTTTCGATATCGGAATTACGATTCTCATCATCAGAACGGAAAAGGATTGATATCTTGAGTTGTGGTTGCATTGCATCAATGTATACAGATTGACCATTAACAACCTTCCAACTACCACCACCATCATCGACGGATGCAATAGTAATTCTGTTGTCAATATCAAGCAATTCATTCAATGGATACATCGTTGCTTCATATCTGTATGAACCATCCGTCTCAACAACAACAGGTTGCATTTCAACACGACCTGTTTCAGATCCACTACAAATGGTATGAAGAATAACGCGCATATTATTTCTATCGAGAGGAAGCTGTTCGGAATGAACATAGAACATTGCGTCATCCTTTGGTAATGATGCGAATGGAATTCTGTAATAATCAACAGAACCCGTGTCAGCAGAAGGTTTCATATCCGCATACAGAATGATTCCCGAAGAACCAAGATTATGCAAGTCAAATTCGTATGCTCCCGGTGTTGATGTTTCGGGATTCCATTTATATGGCATATAAATATTTGCCGCATTTGTTATTGTGTAAACAA